TAGAAGATTCTATAAAACATTGTTCTGAAAAACTTTTAGAACTTGATAAGAAATGTGGCTGTTATAGAGACCATGAGTTGTTATTAGAAATGTTAAAAGAATTATACGAATTAAAATTTAATAAATAAAATCTGGTGAAGTTAAATGAATTATTCTGGAATTAAATATAATGATATGATTAATGGAAAAGGTATAAGAGTAAGTTTATTTGTAAGTGGTTGTAGTCATGCTTGTAAAGGTTGTTTTAATCAAGAAACATGGAATAAAAATTACGGAAAAGAATTTACTGATATTCAAATAAATGAAATTATAAATTATCTAATAAAATACAAAGGAACAGTTAGTGGTTTAAGTTTATTAGGAGGAGACCCTACTTATAAAGATAATATAGAACAATTATGTGATTTTATAAATAAAGTAAAAGAAAAATGTCCATGGATTAATATATGGATTTGGAGTGGTTTTACTTTTGAAGAAATATTATTTGATGCACAAAAATTAAAATTAATAAAATTATGTGATGTTTTAATAGATGGTAAATTTATATTAGAACAAAAAAGTTTAGATATTAAATGGAGAGGTAGTACAAATCAAAGAGTGATTGATATTAAACAAAGTTTAGAAAAAAATGAAATAATTATTTTTGAATAAAAAAATGCGCCGGCGGAGAAATTTTTAACCTAGTCAAAAATTGCATCTTATTTTTTTATATGTTATATTTGTTTTGTTAAAAGTTAATATTTATTTTTCATTTTTTTACTCTCCTTTTAAGATAAAAATTTTCAATAGTCTTTTTTTACAATTAATTTTTAACATTTTAGACCTCCTTATTTTATATAAATGGAGAGGCGACTTAAAACGTTGCCTCTCAAAAATTGCAATTTAATTTTTAATAGTGTACAATTTTAATGCATAATTAAATCACCTCCTTTCAAATTTTGATTATTCATATTTATGCACTCCTTTTTAAGAAGTTGAGCTTGTCGCGAGGCTCGACTTTTTTTATTGCAAAAATTTTCTTGACAAAATATATTTTATAATGTATACTTTAAAAGTGAAAGAAAACTAAACAAAGGAGATGAAAAATGAAGGTTATAGATAAAGAAAAACAAAATTTAGAAAAAATAATGGCTGCTAGAAACATTATATATTCTAACTTAAAAGGCAACATTATTTTTACTTTAGTTAAAAAAGCTAAAGATGTTCCAGGAATGGATTTTAAACATTTAGATTTTATGACTGAAAAAATAGTTGATAAACTATCAAAAGAATCATTAAGTGAAACATTAAAAGATTCAATAGATATAGTTGAAATGAGAATAAACAATACTGAAAAATTACAACTATTAATTGATGAAATTACAAATATTGAATTTTTAAAGAATCTAATGATAGATTATCAAAGAGAAAAATCTAAATTTGATGCTGAAAAATTCCAAGAAGGGCATGAAATATTATTTGGAGAAACAAGGGTGAATAAGATATGATAATAGACCAAGATAAATTATTAAAAATAATAGACGAATTAGTAAAATCAACTGAAGTTACTACAGTAGATGAAATGAGAAAAAAGATTCAAGGAAGAGAAATTAATATAATTTTTGAAGCTGAAAAGCTTGATTTATTTTCTGCCAGTTTACTATCTGCATTTTTTATAAAATATATAGATATAGATTTTCCTAGTAAATATATTAGTGACACAGGAAAATCATTTGACAAAGATTTAATTGTCTCGATACATAGAGTTAATAATGTAACTTATGAATTAACTGATGTTGATAATCATAAAATCAGAGTTCCAAAAAATGAAATTACTTGTACTGTAGCAAAAGCTCCTTTAGATACTTTATTAAGTTTGTTGAATTAAGAGATAAAATTTTATCTCTTTTTTTATTAAAATTTTATAAATAAATATTGACAAAAATATATTTTAGATGTATAATGAGTTATATTAAAAAGGAAGGTGAAATATATGCCATTAGATGTTACTAAAATTAAAAAGATTAAAACGCAAGAAAAGGCAATAGCTTTTAAAATTACAAATGAAGAGCATGATAAATTTTTAGCTATTTGCAAACATTATGGAATAAGTAAAACTGAAGCTTTAAAACAATTTATTTTACAAGAATTTGATTATTTAAAAGAAAAAGGAAAAATAGGTGATTAGCAATGAATGAAATTTTTGATTTTAACGGAACGTTGGTTATTAGTAGTAGAATTATTGCTAATGAATTAGGTAAGTTACATAAAAATATTATTAGGGATATTGAAAAGATATTAAAAAATTCAACCGACTCAAATTTGAGCTCGTTAATAATATCTAGTATTTACAAGGATAAAAAAGGTGAAGAAAGAAAAGAATACCTTTTAACAAAAGATGGTTTTATACTTTATATGTTTAATATTCAAGGCTATAACGATTTTAAGTTAAAGTACATAAATAAGTTCAATGAAATGGAAAATGCAATCAAAAATAATAATTTTATTACGGAAGATGAAAGACTTATACTTAATATAGTAAAAGCTAAAACTGAAGCTGAAAGAAGCTACTATATGTCTGAATATGAAAAGAAAGTAGAGAAAGTAAAAGAAGAAAATAAAGATTTAAAACACAAAGTAGATATTTATAATTCTTATTTATTGTCTCGTATAAAAATGGATATGAAATATACAACTAGTGAATTGGCTAAAACTTATGGAATAAAAGCTAATCCAATGCATAAAATATTAAAAGACTTTGGAATTATAGAATCTAAAGTTCATAATGAAACACAAAGAAAATATTGGGTTTTGACTAAAAAGTATGAAGATAAATATAATAAATATGCAAAGTTAGAAACTATGAGACTACATAATATACCATATCTTGTTTGGTTAGAAGAAGGAATAAATTATATTTTTACATTCTTTTTAAGAAATCATATGTTAGATAAAGATAACAATTTAATAGAAACAACAAGTCTTGTAAAGTATAACGATGAAGATTTTAAAAGAAAAATTAAATTTTCTAAATATACTTTATTTGGTGATTATTAAAAAGGTGTGATGCTTTATGTTTGAATTAACAATGAGTGCAATTTTTTTAACTAAGTTAATAACGTTTTCAGGATATATTGCTTTAATTTCATTAAATGCCATTATGATGTTTTCTTTATATATGTCATATAAAATTAAAAAGTATGATAGTTTTTGGTTTTATACAATTTTAATACTTACAATTATTTTAATCATGCTTCAGCTATATATATTTGGAATAATAAAAATAACAATAAGATAAGAGGACTTAAGTTCCTCTTTTTTTAATTTTATTATATTATATAAAATAAAAAGCCAAGAGAGGTGAGTAAAATAAAATATTATTTTAATTTATTTAAAGATAATGAAACCAATAATATAATATATGAAGAACAAAAAGTTATTAAAACAAATTTAACTTTTTTTAATTTGAAATTTTATTTAGACGAAATAACTGATTTGCCTATAAATGATTGTATACTTATAATAGAAAAAGAAATAGATGGTAAATATAGTTTTAATAATAGTGCATATGGAACAGTAGGTAATTTAATAGAATTTAAAAATATAGAATTTAAAAATCCAATAGAGGAAGAATCTAAATACAGAATATATTTTGAATTTAAACAAGGCGGAATAACAATACTTAGTACAAAAAGAAATCCATTATATTTTGTATTACATACTAAGCCTACAACTTTTAATATAGATATACAAAACTCTATTTTATTAGATGATATATATGAACTACAATCTACAGAACAAGATAAAATTAAATTTAATTTATCTATTAATTCAAACAATATTCTTAGTTATAGTTTTAAAATAAGTCATAAAGAATTAGTTGAACCAGGAGTTTATATTCCTATAATTAATAATAAACTTACTGAATTAGAAGATACTCTTTCTCAAGATATGTTTAAAAATGGTTTTACTTATTTACACTTTTTTTTAAAAGATAACTTTGATAATACAAATTATAGAAAATATAAAATAACAACAAAGAATAATACTTTCACTTCATTGTTTATACTTAATAATGAGTTTAAGATAAAAACATTAGAAGAACCTATAACTATTTTTTATGAACATAGAAATGTAACTACATTAAAACCAGTTATTCAATATGAAGAAAATAATATTTTAAAACAAAAAGAAGGAACTAATATAGGAACTTTTAATAATACAAAAAGAAGTTTTAGTTTAAATTTAAAAACTATAGTCCAAGATATTCCAGTAAAAGAGTTTAAATTATTTTTTGTTTTAAATGATAAAAAAGAATTAGTTTCAAATGAATGTTTTGTAAAATTAGATAACGTTATTCCAGAAATAACATTAAAAGATTATTTTTTAGTAAGTGATGAAAAAGTAGATTCTATAAAAATAGATGGAAAAATTAAAGATGATAACTTATTTTATATAGGTGAAAACGTAAAAGTAATAAAACCTATAAATAAAATATTATTAATTCAATCAGATAAAAAACTTTCTAAAATAAAATTTGATGGAATGGAATCTGTTGATTTAGAAAAATACAATAACTATTACACAACTCCAGTAATAGAAAAAACGTTTGAATTATTTGATAACGAAAAAAATAAAGTTACTTCAGGGTTTAAATATATTAACTCAGATTCCAGAAGACATTTCTATATATGGTTAGATAAAAATAAATTAACTTTATTTGAAAAAAATATATTAGAAAATCATGGACTGTTAAAAGTAAAAGAAGAACAAACTAATATATTAGAACAACAAACTTTAGAATTTAATAACTTAATTTTAATAAAAGTTGTATTGAATAGTAACGCACAAGACTTATTTGAATTTGATTTAGGTGTTGATGGTTTTGATTATAGTTTTTTAAAGTATGTAAATAACAGTAATGTATCTGGAGATTTAGATAAAGACAAAAAACTTATTTTAAATTTTGATAAATCAAACTTAATATTCTCTAAAAATGAAAATACTGTTCTGATTAAAACCGATTTTAGAAAAGTAATAAGTGAAAAAGTTAGTATATTTGATGGCAACATTAATATATTAGGTGTTTCTTATAAAACAGAGAAATTTATTTTAAAAACAAATTCTTTATTTTTTGATAATGAGTTGAACAAAAATACTCCAGAAAATATTTACTTTATTCCAAAATTAAAAAAAGGTAATAAGAATTTTAATTTTAATTACTATATATGTAAAAGAATAAGTAAAGATATTTATAATTTTGAAATGGAAATTCCTATAAATGAAGGACTTGAAAATTATAAATTAATATTTGAAGATGAACTTGAAAATAAAATAGAAAAAGAATTTAAAATAGAAAAGAACTTTAAAAAAGTAGAAGCATCTCTTGTAAATATAGAAAATTATAATTTATATAAAGATAATAATGTATATAACATAGTTACAAGAAACGATGATGTTACTATTAATTTTGAAATTCTAAATGAAACAAAAGAAATAAAAGAAACAGAATCTAATATAGTTGCAAAAAGTAATGATATAATTAAGTATCAAAAAGTTAAACCAAACAATAGAACTTTTAGTTTTAATTTTAAAGTAAGTCCTGATAAGAAAATATATGAAGTATATCATGAAGGTATAAATGAAAAAATATGTGATTTAACTATTCAAAAGAAAAACGAACTATTATTAGAATGTCCAACAAAAATAACAACAGGATTAAACTCTTATAATCTATATATCAAGAAAGATGAATTTTCTAGAATAACTGTAAACTATTCAAATCCTAATTTTAATATAATAACTAAGAATAATTACATAGAAATAAACAGAACAAATAACTTAAATATAATAGAAGAATTAGATTTTGAATTAAACGTTGTTGATGATAATAATATTTATCAATCAGTATCTAAAAATATAAAAGCAAATTTTTATAACGATAACATTATAGAAGAATATAAAATATTAAATTCAAAAAATAATATAATTAAAAACAACTCTTTTGATTTAGAAATAAAATTAAATAATTTTAAAGATATAGAGTTTATAAGAGTATTTGATGAATATGAAAACATATTAAAAAATAAATTAAAATATGGAACTATAAATAACTATATATGTACAATAAAAGGAATAACTACACCTATTACTCCTAATTCAATTAAATTAGAATTTAAAATAAAAAATACAGATATAATAGTTAAACAAGAATTATTTACAGATAATAAAATAAGTTTATTTGATGAAAACAAGAATTTTAAAAGTTCTATAAAATATACAGATACTATAGAAGTTAATATAAATACTGAGATATTAGATGAATATAAAATCAAGTTATATAACGGAAACAAATTGCTTGTTGAAAAAAATATAGAACATAAATATGAATCAATAAAAGTTTTAAAAGAAGATTTAAGAACTTTTGATTTTGTAATATTAGAAATATATAATAATGAAAATAAGCTAGTTTATTATGAAAGAAAATTATTAAATATAATTCCTATAATTGAAACAAAAGAAAGTTTAAACTTCGATGAGCTAAATATTTTACAATTAAATGAAGCTTCTAACATTATTTTAAATAATAAAGAAAATGGTTATGAATATGTTTTAGAAATAGAAGATGAAAATGGAATTATAGAAAAAATTAATCTACAAGAAGGATTAAATACATATAATTCTTTTAATAGAGGTTCATATAAATTAAGTTTAATTAAGAAAAGATTTAATTTTAAAAAAGTAATCAAAACATATTATTTAAACTTATTTAATGATATCAATGAAAGATTAGAATATTCAAAAGGTTATACTAAGTTTAATTTAGTTAATTCAATAAATATTATAAATAGAAGTAATATAGATTTTAAAAACTTAGAACCTAATTTAGTACATATAACTGAAACTAAAAAACACATAATAGTTCCAGAATATAATTCTAACGGAGATATAAGTTTTAGGTTCAAAAAAGAAAGTGGTTTAAATAGATTTATTTACAAAGATAAAGTTGGAGAAATAGAGTTTGAAAATGCAAATTATATTCCTAAAGAAACTATTTCTAAAGTATCAATAGATGATATAAATACAAATAATGAATCATTATTTTATATAAAGAATGAAAGAGAAGTTGTATTAGAATCAGAATCCAATGTTTGCTTTACTTGTACTGAAGCTGATAAGATAAAAATTAAACCAGATAAATTAAATAATGAAATAGAAAGATTTGTTTATAGTGAAGTTCCTGTTGCTATATATAAAGAGTTTGTTCCTTGTAAAATAGATTTTTATAAAGATGATGAAAAAATAGATTCGCTTAGAATTGATATAGAAAAACTAAATAAAACAGTAATTCAGTTTTGGAATACTGGGAATAAAAGAATGGTTTCTATAATTCCTTTTAAAATAAAAAGTGCTCAGGCTACAAAAAATGCAATACAATTATCTATTAAAAATAGAGTTAAACATTTCTTATATAACTTTACTGTAATAACAGCTAAAGTAAATAATAAAAAAGATTTTTTAACTTGGACTTTAGAAGAACAAGAAGAATTTATAAAAGACTGTACAGCTAAGTATTATGATAAATACAGAGATACTAATGTTGAAAAAATAAAGGATTTTATCAGAGATGAAATTATAAAACTAGAGGATTAATTTCCTCTTTTTTTTATGTTGTGTTAAGATAGTTAAAAAGAATTTAAAAACTAATGGAGGCAACTATGCAAAACAAAATAATTTTAAGTAAGAAAAACAAGGATGGTAGTTATGACACTAACGATTACCTTTTTGATGGTATTGATTTATATAATGGTGACCACGTTAACAAAAGATTAGAATTGTCACCAGTTGGAACACCCGCTAAGAACGTAAAAATTCAATTAGTGGTAACTAGAGATAATATAGAATACGAATTTAAGCCAGAAGAAGATAATGAATATAATTTAAAATCTGATAAATATCCTGGATTAACAATTCATTTTGAAGATATGAATGGAGTAAAATATAAATCTGATAAAAATGGAATTATAAGTATAATCAATATACTTAGTGTTCCTTTAGATTTTATGATATATGTTGATGCTGAACCATACACTGCTAAAAAAATCTCTGATGAAGTAGTTCTTGATGATGTAAGTCTTATTATATGGAATAACTAAATGCTTAGTTTTGGCGAAAGACTTCTTAGAAAGTATTTAAAAAAATGCTTTGGGAAAGAAGAAGTTGAATTCAATTATAGAGATGCTGGTATTTATAATCCAGCAACTCATATGCCATTAGAATTAGATTTGTTTTATCCTAATCTAATGATTGCATTTGAATTTCAAGGTAAACAACATAAGACTGACGAAGAACAAAAACATAGAGACCAAATTAAAAAAGAACAGTGTAAAAAGAAACATATATTATTATTTACAATATGGGCAAAAGATTTAAAAAGTAATCTTTATGAAAAAATAAAAGATAAAATAGAAGAACATTCTGGATTTAAAATAAAAAAACCAAAAGAAGATTTTTTAAAACTATATGATGAAACTACTAATGAATATAGAAAAAATCTTGCTAAGTTACATAAGAAAATAGATTCAGATAAGTTTGTTAAGGTGAAGAAAAATGGAAAGAGAATACATACTTAGCTTATCTACTCTTTCAAAAGTTAAACAAAAAATTAATTTACCTTTTAGATTTAAATTGAATAAATCAAAAAAGATAATTAAAATGAAAAACTTAGAGCTAGAAAAAACTCTTTTTGTTTTTGATGTTTCTAATTTTATCAAACAAGAGTATAGTTTAAAATCTAAAAAAACTATATATAAAAATAAATACGATATAAAAATGAAACACAGTCCTTATTTATATTTATTATATGAACTTAATTTCACAAATGAATTTATATTAGAAAACATAGAAACTATTTATAATTTAATTAAAATTCATATAGAAAAATATAATTATGAAAAAGGATATTTTGAAAACACGACAGAGAATATAATTAAAGTTATTAAATATCATGAAGATATGATATTAAATAAAAACGATATAGAAGAACTTAGAGATTTAAGTAATTATTTTAAGTACATCAATAAAGTTGTAATAAACTATATAGAAATGTTCTTATACTAAACGGAGGTTTTAAAATGAAAGAAGAGAAACAATTAACTGTTCGCGACGAAGTTAATGAAATAATGGACGGAATAGAGATAACAATAGATGATTTAAAAAAAGTCTCTACTTTAGACCCAAAACTTCAAAGTGAAATAAATAAATTTTTAACTAAACATAAACAAGATAGTTTAAACAATCAAGTGCTTAGATGCAATGTTGAATATATAGATATTAGTAAAACATTAGAAGATTTTCAGAATGAAGTAAATGAAGAAGAAGACGATGATGATATATTAGATGTTGCTATGGAAAAATACAAACAACACTTAAAAGTTATAAAAAAGAATGAAAAAAATTGTCCTAATTTCAGAACATGTCCTTTATTTTTAGCTAATAGTCTAAGACAAGGAGAACAATGTCCTTTTGAAAAAGCAAATACAATACAATTAGTTAATGGATTATATAAAGAACTTGATATAAAAGAAGATGATTTTGCTGACCAATTATCTGTAGGACATATGATAGCTCTTGAAAATATGGCTAAAAGAGCGGAAGCAGCTATTGCAAATTTAGGAATAGCTACTGATATAACTACATATAGTAAAGGTGGAGTTACATATGATTCTAAAGTAAGTGATTATTTTATAGCTTATGAAAAGATAATGAGTTTATTGGAAAAACTTAAAAAGAATCTAATACTTGATAGAGAAAGTAAGATGAAAAATAAAAAACTTGAATCTGAAATTAATCAATCTACAATTAAAGAAAAACTTAAAAACAAGATGTTTAATAAAGGTTTTGATATTAATACAGAAGAGATTGCAAATGCTATTGTTTTAGAAGATGAACAAAAAATTAATTTAGGAGAATAATATGAGTCCAGAACAAGAAAAATATTTTCAAGAAAATTTTAATGACTACGATAAGTCTACTAAAACAGATAGCTTTTTAAATATGTTTATTTTACAACCTATGATGGATAACTGGGCTAATCATGGTATAGCTAAAAGTGCTAGTTTGCATTTAGAAAAAGCATTAATGACTTCTAATGCTAATATAAACTATTTAAACAGTCACGCATTAGGAAGTAGATTTGGTGTTGGTATATTGAATAAAATACCAGTAATTAAAAATATATTTCCAGATAAAACTACTAAAATTTGGGATAACAAATTAATGAATAAACTTTTTTCTAATACTGATTTTTTCTATCAAACAAAGTTGGATAAACAAGTAGCAGAAGGTACAATAGAAGACCAATATGTTTATGATGCAGTAGTTGGAAAAAAAGCTGAAAGAATTAAAGTAAATGAATTAAAAAAAGCAGCAGATAAAGCTGGAATGCAAGTTGATGGAGAAATAGTTGGACATAATATAAGTTGGTCTAACAAAAAAACAAACGATGCTGTAAGAAAATTAAAAACTCTTGGTATAAATGGTGAAGACTTTTCTAAAGGTAAAATGTTTTTAGAAGTAGACGGAGAAAAACAATTAGTTGATTTTACTAGAGAAAACATGGATAAACTTATAACAAGTAAAGTTACAAACGAACAAGCTTTAAGAGCTTCTACAACAGTAATTGAAGTAATGAATAATCTTAAAGCTCCAGCTGAAATTAAAAATATGGTTAAAGGACAGATAAATGAATATCTTGAAGCTACTTTAAAAGAACTCGAAGGTTCAAATACAACAGTAAGGGACTTTTTTGTAAACAATTCAAAAGACGGTAAACTTATTCCTGATGAAAGAATAGTAGAAAAAGCTGTTGAAGTTATCGGAAACGCAAGAGGCGGTTCTACTAAAACTGTTTTAAAAGAAGTTGCTGATATTGCTATGGATAATGCTACTAAAATAACCGATGTTGAAAAAGGTCAATTATTAGATAATATTATGAAAAAGAACATATTTGAAAAGTTTTTTTCTACTCCATTTGGTAAAGTAATTACTCAAGTTGGAACTGGTAAAGTTGCATTTGGATTAAATATTGCCGGTTCAATAATAGGTGGAGTAGCATCTCATATGCAAGATAATACTATTCAAAACTTTGCTAAAACAATAGTTGATTATCAATTAAATTCAGGAAAAGATATTTATGAATCTAATGAAGCTACTATGCATTCTATTCAAACTCATATGCAGAGAAGCGGAGATGATTTAGAAGAATATAAAAAACAATTATATTATAGAAATTTCTCAAATGATATGAGAAGAGATATGTCTAGATTAGACAATGAATATTTGAGCGCAGACAAAATTCAAACTAGTTAAGGAGGTTTTTAAAATGGCGTTAAATTATGAAATAGCTGACATGTGTAAAAAGTGCATGAAGGCGCATATGAAAAAGAAAGGAAATTTCAAGGTAATTTGCACTCCTGTTCCAAAAGAATTGGAAGATGGAAAACTATTCCCATTAGATGCTTTTTTATCTAAAGAAGAAATGAATAGTTTAAGTGAAGAAGATAAGATTGACTTACAAATACAAAATAATAAATTACTTTGGGCTGAACAGTTTTTAGGTTGGACACCATATAATCCTAAACGTTCTTTTTATCAATATTATCAAAAAGAAATATTATTGTGTACAGCTAAAAACAAAGTTGAAAGACTTGGAAGACGGTTAGGAAAATGTGTTGAAAAGAATACACTAATTGTAACTAGCAATAGAGGTTTGGTTCCAGCATATAAATTAAAAGATACTGATTTATTAATTACATATGATGAAAAAACAAAAAGAATATATCCTACAAGAAATTGGGGAATGATAGAAAATGGTTTTAGAGAATGTATAAAAATAGTTACTGAATCAGGAAGAGAAGATACTGTTACTACTAATCATCCTTATTTAATTAAAGGAGAATGGATTGAAGCTCAAAATTTAAAAATAGGAGATAAAGTAACTGTACCAGTAGATTTTAGTAATATTAAATATAGAAATATAACTGATGATAATTATGAAATATATAAAGCTCTTGGGAAAATGGCTGGTAAAGAACAAAATTTTAATAGTCATATTTTTAGACTTAGTAAAAACAATACTATATTTTTCTTAGAAGGTGTGTTAGAAACAAAAGTATTTACAAATAAATTCTTTGTACAAACAATAGGGTTTCTATTACAAAAAACAAATAATAAATATAAGATAGTTGAATTTAATCCTAATTATTTCAAAATAGAAGTCGATGGTACTTTCAGAAATAAATTTTATAATGAAGAAAAAATAAAACATATTTATAGAGTAGGATTTAGAGATACTGTTAGTATTAGTGTACAAAAGACACATACTTTTTTAACTAATGGTATTATTACTCATAATACAGAAGGAATGTGTGTTGATATTCTTCATTATGCTTGTTTAAATCCTAATAAAAAAATAGTAGTTGTTGCAAACTCATTAAAATTAATTACTGAAATATTTGATAGAATAGAAGCGTTGTTAAGTTCTAAGACAAGTGCTTATAAAAATGATTATAAAAGAAAACGTAGTCCATCTGAAAAAGTAACGTTATGGAATGGAACTGCAATTAATGGTTTTACTACTGCAACAGATGGTAACAGCATCAGAGGACAATCTGCTGATAAAGTTTTTATAGACGAAGGAGCTTATATTCCTGAACAAGCATATCAAGTTCTTATGGCATTTAAACTTGATAACCAAAACGTATCTTTTACTGTTGCGTCTACTCCTTCGGCTCTAGAATCTAACTTTAGAAACTGGTGTATGACTGATGATAAATGGAAAGAATTTCATTTCCCTTCTAGTATACTTCCTAACTTTGCTGTAAATGACGAACCAGAATTAAGAAGTTCACTTACAGAAGAAGGATATAAGCTAGAAGTTGAAGCTGAATTCTCTGAAGGAAGTAGTAAAGTTTTCAAGACAGAAGATATAAAAGAAAGTCTTAGAAATTATAATTATGTTTATTCAAGAAGTGAATTAATCAATCCTGAAAAATGGAAAATAGCCATAGGATGCGATTATAACGATTGGAAAAACGGTGGACAAGTATGTGTATTAGGTTTATATTGTGGTAATCCATTAGATGTAGAAAAACCTTTAAAGATATTACATTTTTCAAGTATTAATAAGTTTAGCACTGATGGAACTATTAAAGATGTACAAAGCGAAACTGTAAATACTATAATTAATTTACAAAGAGATTTTAATGCTGACTTTGTATATTGTGATGAAGGTCATGGTTCTATGCAAAATGAAATATTATCTAAACACTTTTTCGAAGAAGGAAAAATAGATATATTTAAAGGTGTTAATTTTGCTTCAAATTATTCTTATGAAGATATATGGACTGGAACTACAATACCTAAAAGAATGAAAATAATGTTAGTTAATTTCATTCAAAAAAGATTTGAAAAGAAAGAAATAATTATTTCTGAACCAGAAGAAATTGGTAAAAACCAATTAATAGAACAATTAAAAGAATATAGAATAGATAGATATGATAATAAAGACCAACCAGTATTTGCTGGTATAGACCATAAGTTAGATGCATTAATGTTATCTAATTTTGCTCTAATAGAAAATTTAGATTCTATATTTGATAGAGCTACTGGAAACTTTATTTTAAGTTTTAAAAATGAAGGATATAAAATAGATGCTGGAACTTTCAACAACGAATATAATACTCCTAATAAAAAACCTTATAATGGACCATTAAGTATAAACTTAGGAAGAATGGGAGTAGCTAATGGTGGTAAAGAAAGAAATCTTAAAAAAGCTAAAAAAGCGATAAGGAGTTTATCTAATGGATTTTTTGACTAATAGATATAAAAATAATAGTGTTTATAAGAATCTTTATGCTGATAATACATTAGATAAAGAAGAAGATAAATACATACCTGAAAAAGAATTTGAAGAAGAACAACATAAAAAAACACAAGAGTTAAAAAAGAAAATAGAGCTTACAAAGAAGAATGTTAAAAATAATATTCTTGAAAGTGAAATAACAGCCGAACCTTTTTTTGATTCTGAGTTTTTAAAGCACTTAGAAAATTTAAATAACTTTTTTTCTAGTTATATTCCTAACTTTCCTAAATATTATGAAAACGGTAAAGTTAATCCAAGAGCTTTTTTGGATGCTAAAGATTTATTACAAAATGAATTGCCTATGAGTGTAGATGAAATACTTTACACTCCTACTACAACTAACGGAGTAACTAATCCAGATAAAATGCATTTTGAAAATGGTTATAGTATAGATTTTGACGGGAATGTTTATGACCCAAATAGAAATATAGTTTTTAATAGTAATCTTGTTGGAGAAAAAGTTAAGTATTTAGATTTATTAAATAATAAAGCAATAACAGATAAAGGTTTAAGATTAGAATTACCAGAATCATTTCTTGATAACTTTTTGAAAGATATAAAACTTACTTGGAATGATATTAAAGAAAATAATCTAAAATATGAAAAAGATATTGATAATAAATTCAATCCAAACGATTATTATAATCCAAAAACAATAGCTGAAAGAATAAAAGAATTCAGAGAAAAATCTGAAAAATATCCTAAAGATATTGAAAACTTAATTAACTATGACGATGTGTTTGGACATTATAAAGGACATCCTATTTCAATAGAAGAGAAATATTTAATTGAACTTCCTGTTGAAAATTTATTTTTAACAGATATTTTTTCTGATATAGATAAACTTAATTTTGCAGAAGAAATAAAACAGTTTTATTCAGAAGAATCTGAACTAGGTGTTTGTAATTTCAAAGATATACCTTATGGTGAATTAAGTTCATTGTTACTATGGGGTGGTGGAGAAAAAGGAGTTAAACCTTTATCTAATCAAGCTATAGAAGATAAAGATATAATTTTTACAAAAGATGGAACTGCTAAATATACTGGAGTTAACAGTACTATAACAACTAAAAGAAATGGTTGTAAGGAAAGAACATATCAAACTGGACATCTTTGTATGTGGACTTCTAGAAATAAATTAGGATTAAAACGTTCTATCATACAATATTTATATGCTTTTTGTGCTGGAATTGGTTTGTTTAATGCTAATATACCAAGATTACTTGGTTTTAAAAAGATAAGAGTTTTTAGTGGATTATGTATAGGTGGACTTTTAGAAAGAGTATTATGTGCATGGCAACAAAGAATATCTAAAAGAATTAATGATTTATTTGCATGTAAACCAGCTCAAATAATGACAGACTTAAATAAAAGTGGTTTTGAAAATGCAACGTTTCCTCACGGTTCAAGTGTAGATGATATAACTCAATTAGATAGTATAACATCTTGTAAATTCGGAGATAGATATGTTGTAAACAAAGTACCTACTAGTATTTCTAAAACAAGTGAAATAGCATGTGGTGTATTTTTCTTTGACCCTAATCAAAAGTTAAAACAATATTGTCCTTGGACTTATAATAAAGTTTGGTCAGGAAAACCTTTTAATGAAAAAGATAATTTCCAAATAGTTAAAGAATATAACAATATTTATAACAATCCAATAATACAAGATTTATTAGCTAATAAAAATACATTAGGTGAAGATAGTATTACAAGAAGATTAATGGCTCTTCAGTTTGCATTTATGAAAAAACAAATATTGTTAGAGTCTCAAGAAATACAGTCTAGTTTAGAAAGTATAATAGAGAATACAATTTATGATTCTTTACAAAATATAACTCAAGACTTGGCAAGGTTTGATAGTATTTATTCTAAATTTAATAGCGATGAGTTTTCATCTTCTAATCCATGGCAAAGAGGAAATTACTATAGAGAATTTTTTGATTATTTTGGACAATTAACTTTATATGGTTTTAAAATTCCTCCTACAAAAAAAATAGCATATACAGAAACAACACCTTTAGTTAATAAAAATAAAGGAGTAAGTAATATAAACTATGCTTTTAAAAATTATAACAAAACAAAACAAACTAATATAGAAGTTGAAACATATGATTTAAACTTAGATAGAAATGAATATATTATTCCAACACCTGAAAATATAGTATATTATGATGCTTTATTATTTGCTTATAGAAATGTTCCTACAAATAGAATAAAAGAAATATTTAAAAAGAATATTGAATATCTATCTAAAACAGAACCAGAAACTTCTAAAAAATATATGCGTGTAAGAACTGTAAGAGATTACTTAAATACATTTAATAAGTTTGAAGATTTTGATAGTCAAGTAAGAAGCACTCTTGATTTTGTTAGCTATGATTTAAATGTGAATAATTATTCTGAAGCTAGTTTTAAACAATTAATGGAAAGAATAAATAGTTTTATAGATGATGTGCCTATAATTTAATGGAGGTTTATTTATGGCAAGTGTTACAAAAAATCCTATGATTTTGCAAAGTGCGTTATATGTTTATAATTGGTTCTTAGCTTTACCAGAAGAACAAAGAAAATTTATAACAAATAATGAAATGCTTAATCATATAATTTCAGATGAAAAAACTTTGTACAATATAGAAAATATAATAAACAAAGAAAAAGAAGATGAAAACGTAGATAAAAGACTTGAAGAGACAATAAAAAGTATATTAAAGGAAGGTGAGTAAAATAGCTGAAAAAATAACAGATAAACAAGCTTATTTTAATGAACTTAATCAGAAACTAAAAAATGATTTTGATTTTTTATTTGAAGATGACTCATTTTCCCTTAATAATTACTTAACAAATAGACTTTATTCAAAACAAGATTTTGAAACATTCAAAAAAACATTTTGTTTTAAATATAAAGATGATAAACTTAGATATATTTTTGAACATTCTCAACAGTATGCAGAAATAGTTGATATGACTATTAATGATTATTGCGTGAGAATGTTTAAATCTGAAATTAAATATTCTAAAGATTTAAATAATCTAGTAAATGTATTAGCAAATATGGAAGATAAGGTAACTTTAGATGGTTATCTTGAAATAATAAGACAAGAAGATTTTAAGCAATTTATTAAAAAAAATGCGCCGGCGAAAAAAAATATAGAAATTCAGTATTTAAATATTCAAGAAAGAGAAGCTAATTTAAGAAATTTTATTAATAAACTTAATGAGTTTACTGATTCTTACAAAAGAATAGAGTACATTACAGAGAATATGTCTGAAACAATGTTCAAAGATAATACAAACTATTTCGAAAACAGATTTGAATATCCAGAATACATAAATGTTTTTAACAAATTTCCAGTTGATACAACAGTTAAACCAGATTATGGAGTTAGTTTTAAACCTGATTACTATGGTGGTTCAATAGAAAATCCACTTAAAAATAATTTTTTCGCTAATTTATTTAACGATAATTTATTTAACGAAGTAAATACTTATATTAAAAAAAGATTAGAAATTTATAATCAATATATAGAAAGTTTAAATTTCAGTAAGCTAGATTGTAGAATTATTAGAACTGTTTTATATTGGATTACTTATTTTGGAAAAGCTTCACAACAAGCAACTCTTCATATGGATAATATTAAAAATGCTGATGTTACTTGGGCGGTTGGAACAGAAAAAGAAACAAAAGCTAGTTTTTATGGAAATAGTAAATTAGCTAAAGCATTTAGTAGTTACTATGCGTATATGAATGCTACTCATAATCCATATAAAAGAATAATAAATAATAAAGAACACGAACAGATGGACGCTAACGCTATAGCAATACATAAGTTATTTGGAACATTAGGATTGGATGCTTTAGATATAGAAGGAATAGTTAAAAACACAAAGATAGTAAGAGATATAATAGAAGTAATACAAATACTTGACCAAAAATTAGTAGTTAATGTTAATATAGGAGATTATATTAATGGTTTTGTTTCTAGTATGTTAAATAGTGTGGCTCAATTACTTGAATTTACTATTAGTATGTCATTTCAACAATTATTCTTTTTGAAAATAATTCCATTCAATGGAAAGAAAATAAGTTTAAGTGATTTATATAACTATGTTAATTTTTTAAAAATACTTGTTGAAAATATAGATAATGCTCAAAAACTTAGTGAAATTAATGAAGAATCTATGATGGAATCTGCTTTAAATTCTCTTGGATTAAACGTTGTACAATTCAGAGAAATAGGTTGGGGCGCTTATGATAGTAAACTAAACTCAAGTTCAGGTATAGTATTCTTTATTAATACTATGAAAAAAAGTTATAAAAATTCAAAAACATATTGGACTTGTTTAGAAGATTTACCAGTTTTATATAGCTTAATAGAATTTGCTCTTGAAAAGAAAGCATATAATGGAGATTACTACGCTAAGAAAAACATAATTTTATCTAGTAAAAATGAAATATATGATTTAGTTAGTTATTTAACTAAAGAGGAAATAGCATTTGTTTTATATAAACTAAATGTAGATATTCATTCAGAAAATACTGGTTATTATGTAAATGATGATTTTATAAATAAAACAAATAGAAGTTTAAATACTAGTTTACTTAGAGGTATGTTTGATGGAGTTAAATTATATGAAGAATATAAGAACTTTAGTTTTGAACAACTTAAGAAAACTGTTAATGAAAAACCATTTTTAGAAAAATACAGTGTATATATTTCAAAGATGCTAGAAGAATATTTTAAAGTTGTTAATTTTAACAGAGAAGCTATAACTAAAACTACTTTTGTTGATAAAGACTTAGGAGAATTTGATGATTTTATAATGAGATTTTTACCTAGTATTTTAGAGTTTGCTAAATTCTTAAACTTAGAAGAAGAAACAAAAGAAGCTCTTGTAGAATTATTAGATAAAATATTAAATATAATTACTAGTTTATTGTTTGAAAAAGTTTTACTTGAATTAAAAAGACAAATAGATATGCTCCTTAGACAAGTAACAACTTCATTTCAAAAATCAGTAGATGAATTAACAGAAAAAATAGGATTAAAAAATACAGCTGTTGAGTTTGATTTAGGACTTGGATTAACTCCTTTAATAGGTTCAATGAAAGAAACATTAGAAATGATAGATGAATTTATAAATAAACTTCCAAGAGCAATATTACCTTGTTTTATAAATGGAGGATATGGAGAAAACGAAGCTTTACTTATACCTAAGAAAAGATATAGAGATAATCCAGATGAATCACCAGTCCATGGAAATCAAGTTGAGCCAGATTTACCAGATAAAAATGAAAAACCTGATTATAAAAAACCTAGCGATTGGAAAGTATATTATATTAATAAGTCTGGTACACCAGTATTGTATCAACCACATAAAGCTGGTAAGTATGAATATTCTAGAATAGTAACAAGCGGAAGTCCAAAACAAGTAGAATCAATAGATAGAATAATAGAAGAAAAAGAAGATATACCAAAGAAAATAGTATATAGAGATAATAAAGTAGAACTAGTTTACAATTCTGGAAAAAGAGAAAAGATACTAGAAAAAAAATCTCTTATCCAAAAGAAAGGTTATATAATAAAGAAAAAAACTATAGGTGATATAGAACAAATATTAAGTGAAGATAATATAAAAAGATTAAAAGAAATACAAAGTTTTTTAGATAGGATAAACAACATAGACTATTATGAAAAAATAAGAGAAAGAAACCAATTAAAAAATAAACTAAATTTAGAATATAGCAAATCTATGCCAGATATGAATGAAATAAAAGAAATCGAAGATAGTATCGGTAAATTGACAGATTATATTAATAATGCTAAAAATTATTCTATATTAAACAATAAAAACAAAGATGACGAAATACAATTATTTAATATCAACAATAAGAAAAAAATAGAATTTGATGAAGAAAGATATAAAGATTTAGATGAATTTTTCACACAAAAAATTCAAGTCCTAAAAGAAACTGATGAGTTTTTGCAAGACGAAGAAAATACTTATTTATCTACTTATCAAATAACTGAATTATTAAAATAAGGTGGTGAGAAAAATAAGTTTTATTAGTAAACTCTTCGCAACAGATAAACAAGAAGAAAATAAAAAAGAAACAATAGTTGAACGTGTTGATAATGAAAAAAGAGATTATTCATCTATATATAAATCTACTTATATAGATAAAGATTTCTTATCGTTTAATATTGGTGATAAAAGAGAAAAAGCCATGTGTTATAACATGGACAATGTTCTTAAAAAAATAAAAGATGAAATTTTTAAATTACCATTACTTGCAAGAGCTATTTTAAATATAACAGCAAAAGCTTCTGATAAACCAATAAAATTTATTGGAAGTAATCCAGAAGAAGTTAAAAAAGTTGCAACAGAATTTAATCTTATTTTAAAAAGAAGTAACTATAATCCTAACTTATTCTTAAAAGAAGCTTTTCAAAATTTAGTAAAATATTCTAATGTTTTCATAATGCCTATTAGAAAAAATTCTGCAATAGACAGACTTAAAATAATTCAAAACAAAGGTTGGACTGTAGATAAAAAATTCGGTAATAGTTTTTGTGAAACTTTTATTTTAAGTGAAGATGGTTACGATGGTTTTGGAGTTATATACAAAGATAGAAAATTCAAAAATGGAGTTGAGATATTTCACTATACTTACAATAAAGAATCAGATGAAATATTTGCAATGCCTATATGGTGTTCTGTAATTCCAGTTATTCAAAAATATAATTTATTGATGGATAACGCTTTAGAATCATATGCTGACCAAAGAATAACTCGCATAATATATGAATTAGGTATTACTAAAAGTGGACAAGTAAGACAAATAAAAACAGATAGTTACAATTCTGCTAAAGCATTATTAGAACAAACAGATGATGATTTAATATTTGATATACCTGTTAATATAAACAAAGTAGAAAAAGAATTTAAGAGTCCTGATAAATTACTTGAAGCATTAGAGATTCAAATGTATGCTGGGCTTTATACTTCAAAAGGACAACTTGGTTCTACTAGTTCTGGCAGACAAGATGCTGAAACTCAAGATGAAAATACACTTTTAATAACAAATAGTTTCTTGAAAGAACTTGAATTTCAAATAAATAAAACTATCATACATAATATATGTTTAGATTTATTTAAAGTAGATAAAGATATAGAAATTAAATTTACTGATGATTTTAATGTTAAAGAAAGAAAAGAAAAACACGCCGTGTTTTTATTTCAAGGTGGTGTTATTACTATTGATGAAGCAAGAGAGCTATGTTCTATGGATGAAAAGTTTGATAAAGAAAAATCTTTCCAAAAGTTATATGAACAAGCAGAAATGAATGGTAATGTAGAAAACGTTAATAATCCTAAAAATCAACATACAGGTGGTACTGGAACCACAAAGAAAACTAAAAAAGATTGAGGTGAAAAAGCTTGATTAAACACTTATATAAGATAAATGATTTTACTGATATAAACAAAATGAAAGAAGATAAAACTTTCAATGATTCAAAAGTAAAAGTTCAAATATCCGATAAGAAAAAAAGAAAACCTATTTTAAACAAGGAATATAATAATCTTGTTTATATGTTGGCTACTACTTCTGATAAAGAAATAAATTCTAGAACATATGCTGACAAATCAACAAAAGAATTAGTTGTTTCTGGAGGTTGGACATCTCCTTATAACAAACCAGTTCTAAAAAATCATGACCAAATAGAAGGTGAACCACAAGGAAGAATACTAGATGCTTGGTATGTAAAACATGATGGCTTATCAATAGAAACTGCTCATGATTCTGTTTTACCAGAAGATGTTTTAAAATTCTTTCAAGACAATGGTTGTTTTGAAGAAGGTACGGGTTCTACTATTTTAAAAGCGTTCGTTGATGACGAAACAATGAAAAAAATAGAAGATGGTTTTTACTTAACTGTATCACAAGGTATTTTTGTAGAAGATATGAGATGTAATATTTGTGGAAGTTCAATTTGGGAATGTTCTCATTCTGTAGGTAAAGAATATGAAATGGAAGATAAAACAAAAAAAGTTTGTATTCCTGTAGCTTCTGGTCAATATGAAGCTGGAGAAATTTCTATAGTAAATGTACCAGCTAATGATACTAGTATAATTTATATACCAGATAAAAAAGATAATAAAACGAATGATGCTAAAATTGACAAAACACAAATTACGGATTCTAATACTATCGTACCGAAAATTGACAACAATGAAAATGTGTTAGACAATACTCAAAACGATAATAAAAATAAAGGTGATGAAATGATTAAAGATTTAACAATCACTTTACTTTTAAAGGACATGAAAAATACTTGGAAATTCGAAGACTCTGCTGAAGCGGAAATAAAAGATTTCATCAGTTCTTTAGAAGATGAAAAGATTGAAAAGCTTACAAAAGTATTAGATAGTTTAAAAACTTCTACTAATAACTTAGTGAAAGAAGTTTCTGATAGTTTACAAATAGCTGCAACTCAAGTTGAAACTATTAAGGATTCTGAACAAAAACCAGAAGAACCTAAAGTTGAATCAGAAACTGAACCTGAAGCTACTAATGTAGAAGACAATAAAGAAAATGCTGAACAAGCAAACGACGGAAAAGAAGAACCAAAAGAAGGTTCTGCGGAAATGGTTGAAAAAAATATTAAAGATGATTTAGAAGCTTTAAAAGAAATGCTGAAAGCAAAAGATGCTCAAGCTAAAGTTGAAAACAAAGATTCTTTATCTGAATTATTTATTAAAAATTTTAATTAAAAACGGAGGTAACCAATAGTGTTATTTACAAATAGAGGACTTAGCGAACCAATGGGTTATAAAGGAACTGCAAAATCAGTTGTATCAAGTGGTTTTGGAACACCATTAGCTGACCCAGATTTAAAAACTGTATTAGAATTAAAAGGAATTATGCCAGAAGGAATGGATTTAGTTTCTTCTCCTTCAATAGTTGTAGCAATAAATGACAAAGGATATTTAGTACCAGCAGATGGAACATTAGCTCCATATGGTGTTATAGGACATTGTTTAAGAAGTACAGCTCATTTAAAAGCACTTTTAACTGGAAATGGAACTGAACAAGCAATTAATAGTGTAAACTCAATGGATGATTTACAAGGAATCACTCCTACTGTTTTCCAATTCGAAGCTTTATTTGAAAGAGGATACGCTTATAAAAAAGATGGAGCTTCAAAGAAATTATTTGAATTTAAACCAGGATGTTCAGTTAGACCTATAACTACTGCTGAAATAGCTACTTGTTTAGGTGATGGAACATTACCTTATTTATTCGGAGAAACTGCTGCTAACGGAGATAAAACTAAAGCTTGGTATGCTGGAATGCCTGTAGTTTTTGATGATGCTACTGATAAAATAACTCAAAGAGTTGGAAGAGCAACTTCAATAATTCCTGGAGAACAATATAATAACTTATATTACACAAATCAATCTTGTTTTGATTTTAACTTACAAGGTAAAGATACTGCTGGAACATCTAGAAATGTATGGTTATCTATAGGTGAAAAATTTAACGACGCAAATTATATTAAAACAATAGTAGAATTCTACGTTGCAATGTAATAAATTGGAGGATAAATGAATAGAATTTTCGATTATAATGATTTACAAATAAAAGACGCTGTAAAAGGATTTATGGAACTAAACAAAGAAAGAAAAGTTCTTAATACAGACGCTTTTAAAGAAGACCCAGAAAAAGGTGTAGAGTTTATAAAACAAATTGAAGACTTAGCAGATGCAATATACCATGATGGTTTTGATGCTAATACTCAAACAAAAATGTCTCTAGCTGACCTTTCTGAAAAAATAGAAACATTAGCAAAAGATTTTAATGAAAATGCTGGAAGAAATATAATAAAAGACTTCTCGGCTAGTTCATTAGGATTCTTCGCTCAACAAGTAATAAACAGATTAGTTACAAGAATAGAAACTCAAGAATTAGAAGCTTGGCAATTTATATCTAGAGATTTAGTTCTAGAAGATGCTACAGTATTCTATACAATAGTAATAGGAGAAAATGGTTCACCAGCAACAACTAGAGTAGCTGAAGGTGGAGAATTCAAGACTTTAAACCTAGAATCTACAGAAGACTATATCAAAACTTCTAAAGGAAAAATCGGGGTTTTTGTTACTCTTACTGAAGAAGCAATCAAAAGAAATGGTGCTGCTTTATTAACTGCTCTTTGTAGTGCTGCAATAAACGACATTAAAAGATATAAATCTTTAGAAGCTGTTAGATTAATAGAAGCTAACGGAAGAACTGTATTAGATGGATTAGAGCCAACTAAAATGCCTTCTGGAGTTTCATTTGCTAACCCAGCTACAAAAAATGGTACTTTACTATTAGGAGACTTAGAAAGTTTCTTCTTTGAAACTCAACATTCTGGATATGATGTAGATACTATATTTATACATCCATTAGCTTGGAAAGTATTCTTCGCTGAACCTAATATTAAAAAATACTTAAAAGAAACTGCAAATATTTGGTTTATGATTCCTAAGAAAATGCCTACAGTTGCTCAAAACCAATTAACAAAATGGGCAAAAGTTCATGGACCAATTTTAGAAAAAGAAGAACATTTAGCTGTTCCTCAATTAATAACAAATAAAACTCTTAACGTAATAGTTACTCCTTTAGTAAGTTTCTTCAAAAAAGGTACTGCTATTACAACTCCTGGAACAAGATTTACTATTAAACCTACAGTTCAACACGCTTCTGCACCTAATGATGTTACAGACATTATATTATGTGACAGTTCAAGATGTTTAACTCACGTTCATGATGGTAGAGGAATTATATCTGATAAAATAGAAGATAAATTTGTAGATGTTACAAAGATTAAATTCAAAAACTACTACAACTTCGTATTAGATAAAGACCATGGAGTATTCGCTTTCAGAAATATCAACGTTACTGATGACGTATTTGACCCTAAATCTGAAAATAGAGTTATATCTATAGAACACGGTAAAAAATTATTTTAATTAACTTAATAATATAGGGCGGGTATATATTTGCCCGCCTTTTATTAAAATAGATTGGAGGAACAATGAAAGTTATAAGACTTAAAAATGTTCATTATGTTTCTAAAGAAGGAATAACTCTTACATTAGAAAAACCTTCTATTGAAGCTACTGAAGAAAATGTAAAAAAATTAGAATATTTTATAAAAGAAAAATACTTAGAAATAGTTGATTTAGATAAAGAAGTACTTGATACCGCTTCTCAAGAAAAAGCTTCTGAAACAGAAATTCCCACAGTTGAAGTTAAATCTGAAGAACCTGTTGTGGAAGAAAGCAAAGAACCTGAAGTAGTTGAAGAAACAGTTGAAGAAGCTACTGAAGAAAAACCTGAAAAAAAATCTAAGAAATCTAAAAAATAAGAGGTAAGAGTTATATGTCTAAAGTTATTTGGAAAAGGGATAAAGTTATATATAAATTAGACGAAAATGAAAATCCTTTCGTAAATAACTTTTTTACCTTTTATAAAAACAATGAAGAACTAAAAGAAAGATTTATAATAAGAGTTATAGATGAAACTCAGATAGAAATATATGGAAACTTTTTCGATGGTATTAAATTAAAAGCTAATTCTATTAACTATCTTTTTAATCCAGACGACGAAAAAAATGCGCCGGCGGAGAAAAAAGAAGATGAGCCTAAAGAAATAGAGTTGGATGTTGATGATTATACTCTTAATAATCAATTTACTATTTCTAGTTCAGAAGAACAAATAATGGTACAGAATTTAGCTAATACTCTTAGAGTTAAATTTGACCCAGATGGATTAAGATTTATAGATGAAAGTTCTATGCCTATAAAAGTAGAACAATATACTAATGAAATCTATCCTGATTTTCCATATAAGAAATATAAATTAAATGTAAAAGATAAAACTTATATAAATAGAGAAACAAATGTAATATATGTTATTTCTATATTAGATAAAAAGATAATAATAAAAGAAGAACCTAGATATTATTGGAGTAATGTAAAAGATTTAAGAGAATTTTTAAAAGACACTGATTTAAAATTCAACGAAAAAACAGATGAAAGATTTAAAAGAATGATACAAGAAAAATCAGTATATTTAAAAAGAAGATTTGGTTTAGATAAAACTCAAATAGAAGATATAGAATATTTCCCTTTATATAAAAGACTAGTTAATTTATATTGTATGTCTGAATTTTTAGCTTTAAAATTTATCAATGGAGTAAACGCAGATGTTGGTTTAGGAGCTTCTCCTAGTACAAGCAATCTTAAATTAGGTAACTTTGCAACAGGAGTTGGCGGAGGAGCTAACGGAACTGTTTCAAGTAGTGATTTAATTAAGAACCTAATTTATGAAGCTGAAAAGGAATTATACGAAGCTTTATATAAAGAACCAGGTATTGCTCATAAATTAAAAAGATGTGAGGTGGGTTGTGCAAAATCAGTATTCTTTAAAGTTCAAAGAAGCTTCGAGGACTGGAAGTAAATGTCTTTGGTTAAAAGCTATAGAAAATTGTGATTGTTACGATGAAGATAGACTTGTTGATTCTGAGCCAGACCCTAAATGTCCTAAATGTTATGGGTTTGGTAAAATTAGACAAGCTATATTGACAGATAAAATAAGAAATGAACTTAACAATAGTTATGTTACTCAGTTTGAAAAAACAAAATTTGCTACATCAATAAATGAAGATAGAAAATTTTATGTTGATGAACTTTATCAAGATATGAACACTGAAGATTTAATTTGTCTTTTAAAAGAAGATGAAAAAACTATAGTTTCTGTCTATAAAATAGTTAACAGAGAAGAATTTAGAGACCATGATTTTATTTTTTATGAAATCATAGGAAGAAAAGTAAACTTCATTAAAGGATTTAAAATAGAAGATTTTGATAAACTTATAGAAATACAAGAAGGTTAATATGAAGATAAGTCAAAAAAGAATAGAAGCTTTACAAGAATTAGTTGATAAATATAAAGATAGATTTATCTTCGATAGACCAAATATATTGTTAGATGCAATGGATGAACTACAGAAACTAGTCGAGTTTGCATTTATAATAAATAAAGAAATTTCTCCTGTAATTATTTTAGGAGAGGATAAACATGAAAAAGATACAACTAAATCTTTACCTGTTGAAGATGGATTAATTTATATAAATTTAAGTAAACGTTGTTATCATACTAATACAGATAGAGACCCTACTGTATTATTTAACAATGAAGGAGTATTGTTAGCTGGTAAACCTACTTTTAGTAATTCAACTAGAATAGAAGAAAGAAATAAATTACCTGAAGAAATTCCTATAAGAAAAGAATTATTTTATTCAGATAATGAATTTATCTTTACAGTTAAAACTAATACTCTAAAACAACAATTAAAAATAATAAATATATTAGAAAAATCACTTAATGTTTATTCACATAGAATTACAAAACCTTTTGTAGTAGTATGTGGAATATCTCATATAGAAACAGAACCTTTAAATGATAAAGATGAATTAAGAACTGTTAAGATTTATTTTCATATGAGATTAAAAGAAGAAAGTGAATATAATAACTATTATTTAATAGAAGCATTTAAAATTGCTTTTGATGTAGAACCAAATGAGTTTGAAATATATAATATGACAAATTCAGAAACAATAAATAAAAATATAGAATCAACAAAAGATTCTTATGTTTTAGGCAAATCATTTAAAAAAATTGAAAATAAAAATAACGATTTTGAATCGTTTGAAATACCAAATTGGAGGTAATAACCTAAATGGCAATAGATAAAAACAAAATGCTACCTGGATTTTATGTTAATATTAACGATACTAACGAAACTACTCCACCTGTTGTTAGATTAAAAGACGTATATACAATTTATTGTATTTTACCAGAAATAATGAAATCAACAGATGAATTTGGAGATATAGAAGAAACTTACATAGAACCAAACAATCCTATAATAATCTCTTCTGCTGAAGACGCTATAGAAACACTTGAAACAACTAACCTTGTTATGACAAGAGAAGTTAGAAATATAATCAGATTAATACCTAGTGGTTCAAACATAGCTTTAGTAAGAATAGTAAAAAGAAATGGAGATACTCCTGATTTAAACTCTTTAGCAGATATGTATGAAGCTTTAGACTATGCTTTTGAAGCTACAGAAAACTTAGCTTCTAGAGAAATAATAGTTGCTGGTTTAAGTTTAGATGACATGTTAGCTTTAGACCCAAATAAAGTACAAGTAAAAGAATTAAAAGACCAATTTAAAGATTTCCAAGAATTAGTTAAATCAGTAAGTGCTTACAATTCAACTCTTGGAATAACTGTTGATAAAAAATTCGATTTATCAATAAAAGGAACTAAATCTACAGTTTCTACTGGAGAAGCTACAGATGGTGTTCATGATACGTTCGAAGTTTTAATTAATGATGAAACTGCAAAATTAATTACAGAAGATGGAGTAAAAGATTTTAAATTTGGAGCAGATGTAACTTATTCTGGAGTTGCTGGTTCTAAAACATTAGCTGTAACAAATCAAACTGGAGATTTATCTACTTATGTTTCAATATCTGTAGATAATAATGAATTAAAAATAGATGTTTTAAAAGAACTTATGGTTAAAGTTGATAACGATACAGTTGTTAGAATTAAAGAAGGTTCTTTTAAAGTAAAACCTGAACATAAAACAAAAACAGAAGTATTAGAAAAATTAGATATAGTTAAATTAGCAGATAGTGCTTCTCTATTAAGAAGAACATTATTACATAACTTAAAAATAACTTCTACACAAAATTCTTGTTATACTTTCCTAAGTCCTGAACCTCCTAAGAGTGCTTCTATAAAAGACATACAAGCTTACGTAGATAAATGTGCTGCTATGTATGAAATCATAAGAGAACATTCTACAATGGTAGATTCAAGAGGACAAAAAAATGATTTAGGAAAATTCCTAAGCGTAGTTGTTGGAGTTAATATGTATGATGGACTTGGTGGATTAAGAGGATTGCCTCAAGCTAAAGTTGCTACTATAGCTCAAAAGAAAGTAGTTACTAAGAAATCTACAACTGCATTCTCTGTAGGAGATAGAGTAGAAGTTTATACTTATAACAAAATGGATACTTTAGTTTTCTCTGCAAAAGTAGAAAAAATAGTTGTTACTGGTACAAACGCTGTTGAAATTACTTTAGATAAAGAAGTTCCTACTGAAATTTCTTCTGGATTAAATCCTAAATACATAATGAATGTAAACAACAAAGACTTTAAAGGAACTTATTTAGCAAGACAATATTCTAATATCTGTAAAGAAGTTGGAGTAAAGAGAAGTCCAGCTGGAGTTAATTTTAAAGGTGAATGCCAAGTTAAATTCTCTGAAAAACAATTACAATTACTTGATTCTAAGAAATTCTGTGTTGTTCAACAAGAACATGGACAATCTGTAGGTTCTGTATCTAGAAGCCAATTAATGACTTCTCCTGATAATCAATTCCAAAAAATTGAAACATTAATTGCTGTTTATGCATTAATAGAAAATTCAAAAGCTATCTTACTTCCTTATAAAGGAGAAAGAATAGATGATGGAACTGATTTAGCTATAATTAAAACAAATGTAGAAGAAGGAGCTTTCAAACCAGCTGTTAATGAATACATTTTACCTAATTATGAATTAAGCTTAAATTTAGCTTCTGTTAAAAATCCTAATGGTGTTGCAGAAAGAGCTTTATTCATGAACTTCGTAGCTACAGAAATACAAACTTTACAATTAATAAGAATGTCAGCTAGAATATTATAAACAAAATAAAATTAAATAGTGAGGGATTAATTTCACTCACTTAAATATAAAGAGGTACAAATGGCAAGAAAACAAAAAGAATTTATTTCAGCTACTATCAGTGGTGCTGAATTAGAATGTAAATTTGCTTTTCCTAAAATATTTTTTACTAAAAACCTAGCTGATAGATATATAAAAGAATATTTTGATATAGGTTTCTTAGAAAATATAGGATGGCAAGTATCTAATAGTGCTTCTCCAAAATATACACTTACTTCAAGAGGACCTGTTGACATTTACCCTGGTATGGAAATAGCAGAAGGTCAAATGACTTTTAAAGTATTTCACGAAAATTCATTTAGTAAATTAAAAGCTGTTATTATGGAAGGTATTAATGGCGGAGCAGACAAAATAAAATTCCCTACTTTATACGAAACACCATTTTTAAGTTATGAAGATAACTTTACTCAATGGGAATTTCATAGTGATAACTCTAAAGTAGATTGGGGTCAACTACCTCCTTTCGAAATAATTTTAATATCTAAAAGTAAAAACCAAGCTGGTGTAATAGAAGTTAGAAAGAAAACTATAAAAGGTGTTTATATAACTTCTGAAGCTTCAGGTATAGCAATCAATTCAACTGAATTTAGTAATGCTGTTAGTTTTATGGCTATTGGTGAAATAACTGATTGGGAAAAATATGAAGGTAAGGTGACACCATAATGGCTCATAATGATTATGTAATGGGTAGCGGAAACGTACTTTGTAAAGGTTCTGGATTAAGAGTTTTTATGGAAGTTCCACTTACTAAAACAGATTCTAACGGTTTAAAAGTTGTTAAATATTTTACTTATGATATAGGTAACTTACAACAAATAATAGCAGAAACAAACAGAGCGGCTAGATGGACTCATGCTGTTGGAAGAAAAAATCCAGTAGCTGTTACACAAGCTTTAAGAAATACATATGGTACTATTGTTTTTTCACAAATAGACAATGGTTTTTTAAGAGCTTTAACAAAAGATGTTAGAAAATATAATACTCAAACTAAGATGTTTACTCAAGTAAACTTGAATGGTTGGGGCTTTGAAGAGTACACAATACTTGAAGAAGACCAAAGATTATTGTCTGGACCAACAGAAAACTTAGTTACTGAATTATATGAAGATGAAATTATAGATTTAACAGATTTACCTCCTGTAAATATTGTAGTATATGGTACAGCAGATGATATAGATGATTCTATAGGAAGATATGAAAAAGGAAAGATTTATATGTTTAGATGTAATTTAGTTACATTTTTAAGTGAAACTTTTGGAGTGTCAGCTGGAACACCTATGCATGATGTTGCTACTAAAGTACAAATATTAGGTTCAATAGAACCTTGGAGAGAAGTAGAAAATCAAAAACTTAATGAACAGTAGGATGGTGATAAATAATGGCTAATCCACAAGACATGTTTCATAACTTTAAGAATAAATCTAAAGAGTTTGATACATTTAACGGAACTGAAGTAAAATTATTTATTAAAGTTCCTACTAGATATGATGTTTATAACAGAGTAGATAAATTTGAACTTGTTGAACTTGGAACTGCTAGTGCATATTCTTGGAAACAAACATATGCTTCTGAACCAGTAATTGCTATTGGTTATAAATATGCAAGAGGTGTAGCAAGAGGTTCTAAGTTAATAAGCGGTTCTATCGTATTTGAAGTACTTAATAAAGGATTTGTTGGAGAAATAAGACAAATTTTAAAAGATGCTGGAGTACAATATGCAGAACTTGGTTTCAATCAAACTGCTAATGGTTCTTATGTTCCTAAATATGATTTTGGAGAAATAAACTCTGTTAATGATTTACCTAATATGGATATAGTAGTATTAGGTGTAAAAGAAACAAATAAAAATAAAAAAATACAACACGTAATTTCTGGAATGAGATTTGCTTCTGGTAGTTCAGGAGTTGGAGTTGACCAATTATCAGTTAGAGAACAATATAGTTGGTTAGCTAAAGATATGGAAGACTATAAACCTGTTGATGGAACAGATGAAACACCTGAAGGTCAAACAGAATATTATTCTTGGGGGGTATAAAATATGGCACAACAATCAATAGATTTTAAACAACCTATATATAATTACGCTGTTGGAACTGGAAAAGACTGTAAACTATTTTTAAATATAGTTACAGAAGAAAATGGAGCTAAAAAGTTTTATCAATTACCTTTAACTACTATAGTTAGTTTACAAGTATTTACTTCTAATGAAAAAGAACCTAGATGGGCTTTTGGAAGTGCAGACCCTAGAGGGCTTACTGAAGGTTTTAAATCAATTAGAGGTCATTTGACTAGTGTGGTTTTAAACGAATCTATAGGTGCTAGAATTAGAAGAATGATGAAACATTATAAACCAGTTGATGGTTCTAAATTAAAACTTGATACAAACGGTATTATAGATTTAAAAGAACTTGATTCTTTTCAACACATGGACCAATTACCGCCTTGTGAAATTAAAATGTATTTTACTAACCCTGTAAACAAGAAAGTATTTTCTGTTTCAATATTAGGAGTAAAATTTACATCTAGTGGATATTCAATAGGTGGTTCAGCTACTATGGGAGAACAATTTAGTTTTGAAGCAGTTTCTAGAACAGAAGTTAAAGAAGAAACAGTTTCTAACCAAAGTCAATTAGTTCCTGGACAAGTAATATAGGATTAAGGGTTCTCTTATTGAGAATCCTTTTTAATTTGGAGGTAAAATGGATTTTATTATTACAAAAAATAGTCTTGCAGACTTAAACGTATTTTTCTATAAACCTGGAATGACTAATATACATAGACCTATGATTTCTATGTTAAAAATAGATAGCTCAAAACAAGTAGAACCCTTTTTTCATATAGGTTTTAAACAAAATATGGGTTACAGTTCAAGTAATCAAATCACTTCAGGAGTAATGGTATTTGAAGTATTAGAAGGATATCCTTTACAAAGTTTATTATTTACTAATAACGACATTAAAAATAAACCTTATATACAAAGTGTAGAAGAGCTTGAAGCTATGGATTTATATGTAATACAAAAAGAAAACAAAGACCCTTATGGTGATTTTATACTAAGAAATGTAAAATTTGTTAATACACAGTATAATCAAAGTGTTAATGAATTTGCTAGAAGAATAATTGCTACTTTTATTTGTGAAGGCAAAGTATCATTTAGAATTCCATTCTTTTTTAATCATTTTAAAAGTGATATATATTCTTCTCATATAATAAGAAGCAAAGAAGAAATAGATAATATAAAAAAAGATGTTTCTAATACTTGGGATAAATTACCAGAAGAAAGAAAAGATGAATGTATAGAGGCTCTTGGCTTACCTGTTATAGATAAAAAAGATATGTTTGAAATACTTAGAGTAATAGATGATTGTTGGAAAGAAATTTACTTAGATAAAATAACAGGAGTAAAACTTCAAAAACAAAGTGCTCTTTATAGAATGAGAGAATTTATTAGAGTTTATTATGTTTATGCTAATCAATTAAATTATCATATAGCAAAAGCTAGAGGAGATTTAGAATTTTTAAAATTCATTGATTTAGAAAAGCATAGTGATTTAATAGAAAATGGTATTAAAGAAGAATTATTAAACAGAGGTGTTAATATTGGAAAACAAAAATAACTGGAGCTTTAGTCAATTAAGCTTAAAAAGATTAGAAAACGTACATCCTAATTTAGTTAATTTCATAAGAGAATTATTAGCTATAAGTCCTTATGATATTTCTATAGTAGAAGGAGTTAGAAGTTTAGAAACTCAACAAATGTATTTTTCATATGGTAGAACAAGATTTACAGATAGATGGGGTAGAAAAGTTGGAGTAGTAACAAAGTGTGATGGTTTAATAAATAAATCACAACATCAAATACATGAAGATGGATATTCTCATGCTATAGATTTTGCATTTACTGGTAAACAAAAAGGTACTCTTGATTGGGATGCTAATAAATATCTTGAAATAAGAAAAATAGCTGAACCATTAATGAAAAAGTATAATATTGAATGGGGCGGAGATTGGGTAAGATTCAAAGATATGCCTCACTGGCAATTAAAACATTAATTCTGGAGGTGAATTATGGAAATAGATAAACAATTCACCGATGAGTTTATTCAAGCATTTACTGAAAATGGTTTCTATGCGGCTCCAAATAGAACAAAAATACACGTAAAACTAGATGGTAAAGATAGTTTAATAGGTAATGCTGTAGTAGCTAGTTTAGAACAAACTAATGAAAAAATTCCTATTTATAGTTATAATAGTCCAACATATAGTAAATATCTTAATGGACGTCAAATAGTTACTGGCAAAATAGGACTAAGAAAAATAACTGTAGCTCAGTTTATTAGAATGTTAATTAAAGATAAAAACGTTCAATCTAGTACTACAAAAATAATAGAATTACAAGAAGAAATAAAAAAATTAGAAAAATTAATTCTTGACCATACTAAAAAATATCCTGATTCTAAATATAAAAAACCAGATGGTTTATATGCTATTATGGAAGCTAAGAAAACAGAAATAAAAATGTTAAACAATCTAATAAAAAATAACAACAAAGCTAGTAATCTATTATATGAAATGGAAGGATTGAAAGATGGTAAAACAGATGCTCTTTTTAAAAATGATGATTTGTTATATTATCTAGATAAAACATCTGGAGATAATAGGCTTAAAATAGTTATTAATTTTGAAAATGGTACTGGAAATACAGCTTGTCCTTATATAGCATTAAAAGATGTTTTGTTTATTAGAAAACAAACTGAAATAAATGTTGGACGTGGAGATATAATAGAGTTCTATGATTTTATAGGAAACCCTAGTTTTGAAAGGAGTTAATATGGAAAAGAAAATAATTGATAAAGAAACACAAAAAAAAATAGAAGATAAACTAAGTTCTTCTAATGTAAAAATAGTAGATAATAAAATTAAACTTACTGACTAATATGGAGGTACTAAGATATGTTAAACAATGAAGATAAAAACAAAATTTTTAATGACCTAAAAAAGGAATTGTCTGAAACTACTGTTCAAGAATCTAACACAAATGCGCCGGCGGAGAAAATTGATTCTGAACAAAAACCAAGTTTCAAAAAAAAGAAGAAAAAAAATAAAAACAAATTTAACAAACAACAAGTTCCTGATTTTAGAAACGAAGAAGAAAAAATTCAAGAAGAAGTTGTAGAAAAACTTTATAATTCTACTGAATTTTTAGATTTTAAAGAATCTATTTTAAACGACCCTAACAAAAGAAAGTTTTTAATAGAACAACTTCCATCTCTTAGAAGTGGCGGTTACACTCAATTAACTAATGATGAATTTTTAGAATTAAAAATGAATCATCCGCAATTAAAAGCTTTTGTTGTAGACCCTAGTTATGATGAACTTAGTTTAGGTAAATCTGGAATGTGTTATTTTATTAGACCGTTATATAAAGAAGAGTATCAAGAATTTTTAACTACTGTTGGAGATTATTCTTCTAATGTAAAAGAATTTCAAGTTTTTTGTTTAGTTACTTGTGTAATGCACCCAAAACTTGAACCAGATGAAATAGTAAAAATGCCAGCTGGTAGAAGTTTAAGTATGTATCATATTATAAAAGAAATGAGCGACTTAAATAAAAAATTCCAAATAATAGAGGTTTAATATGAAGATTACAATACCAGATAGTTATATAAAAAGAGAATTCGAAATAAAAGAATTAAAAGCATTAGATAAAATAAACGATGTTGACTTTTATTTAGAAAATAGAAAAGTCTTTTTAGAAAAGTACACAGACTTAGATGCTTATGAAATAGAATTAATAATAAATGATAAAGACTATGTTGAACAAATAATTCTTTATTTTATCAAATGTAATGATATAGATAAGCCAGGATTGTTTGTAAAAACAATAAATGAATTTTACAATTCTTTAAATAGTTTTATTGGATTAATCTTATTTGAACTTTTAAAAAGAGATTATAGTTTAGAAAACTTATTAAATAAAACAAAAAAAGAATTGTTTATGTTATATTTATTTGAATCAAAAATCAAAAGATTAGAATTCAATAAAGAGAATTTTGAAAATTATAAAAGCTTTTTAATAGAAAACTATGGCGAAGAAAACGTTCAAGGTTTTTTAAATCTAATTAATCCTTCTGTAGACGAAAAAGATTGGAACTTTAACGAAGAAGAATTTTTTGAAAAGGAAATAGAATCGCTTAAAAACCTATGAAATTAACAGAATTAAAATACGAAAAGTTGTTTAATAACAGCTATATTCTACTAGAAGACTTTGAATATCAAGTAGGTAAAATGCTCATAAGAGTTCCTAAAGGTTTTGTTACAGATTTTGCTAGTATACCTTTTTTCTTATGGGCTATTTTACCTCCAAGAGGAAAATATGATGAAGCTGCTGTTGTACATGATTTCTTATATAGTTCTAAAAACTGTACTGGAATAAATAGAAAATTAGCAGATAAAATATTTAAACATATAATGAAAGAATGCGGAGTTAATGCTTTCTATAGAAACACTCTTTATATAGGAGTTAGAAAATTTGGCTCTGTATTTTTTATAAAAGAAAAAGATAATGGTTTAGTTTCTTTCGAAGATGAAGTATGTATTAATCATACAGAAGAAGCTAAAAAATATTATAGTTTTTATAAAGAATTATTAGGAATATAAAAAGGACGGAATAAATGGCAAGAGATGAAAATACTAATGAGTATAATGCAATACCTATAAAAAGCGAAAGTTTATTGTGGAAAACAGCTAAACTTGGCGCTTTTTTTGGATTGACTGGTATGGCACTAAAGAAGACTAAAATAAATAAAGATTATTCAGATATGATAAGTTTTGGATTAGTTGCCGCTGGAACTCTATTGAATACAGACGATAATGAAAGTTATTCAGAAGATTTTACAGCATTAGGTTCTTTACTTGCTGTTTATTCTGGACATAAAGCATTTAAACAATCATTAGAAGACCCTGAATTTTTTAAAAAAGCATATAAATATGCAGATAAAGCTGATAATTTTACAAAAGATTTTAATATTTTTACAAGCGAAGTTTATAGAAGAACTACTGATAATATAACTGGAGGAATAGCAAACGCTTTTAGTAAAAACTTTGCTCCTGATAATGAAGATGCTTTGGTTTCAAAAGTATTTGGAATGGCTAAGGATACAGCTTCTGTTATTTTCGGAACATTTAGTAGCGGTGTTAAAAAATTATTTGAACAAAAAACTAATATTGTAAGAAATATAGTTGATGATTCAGAATATAAAAAAATAACAGATTATAACAAAGATAACCCAGAATACCTAGAAGTAGTTAAACATTTATTTACAAATGGAGCTGAAGATTCATTAGGTGTAGAAATAGAAGATAAAAGTAATTTTACTAAAGCTGCTTTCAAGAAACTAATGGAAGTTCCTTTCTTCTCTTCGTTAAAACCTTTTTTTGAAGGTAGTGAAACATTAACTGAAGTCGAAGAAGAAAAGGCAGTAAAAGAAATACAAAAATATTATAAAAGAAGTTTGCGTTATAAAAAGATAAGCGACCAAAGTTTTTTCAAAGATATACTTGGAGAATTTACAGATTTTGATGGTGAAGAAAAAACAGCTAACTTAGGTAAAATAATTAAAGATGGTTTTAACTATGCCAACTCATTAAATATACAAGTAAAAGATTATTTAGAAGAAAACAAAGGTAGAAACAGAGATGAATTAACATCACAAGATTTTGTTAACTGGTTAGAAAATAAATATCAATCTTTAGATTCTTCTGATTCTAAAGAACAAATAAGTAAAATGATTAAAAGTTTTTATAATCAAGATAACAAAATTAAATTTAGTGATTTAGAAAAATATGTAGGAAAACAAATTAGTTTATCTGGTGGTTCTGAATTACCAGAAGATAGAAGGCTAATGGATGAAAATATTATAAGTTATATACTTCATAGTAACCAAGGAACAAGTACTATTTTTAATACAAGTATTTCTAAATTTACTTCTAAAGATGGAACAGCAAAACAATTTATAGAAATAACTGGTATTAACAATTATAATTTATTAAAAGATTTTACTTTTACAGATGTTGTTGAGTATGGAGAAAATAAAGAATTAGTTGATAAAACTATGGGTAGTGGTACTTTATTTATGCATAGAACTATGAGTATAATAGAAAACTCTATTAATGCTTTTTATCACAATGGTTTAATAAGTAAATCTCCTACTATTCAAAGATGGAATCCTACTTCTTTATTAGATAGTGCTGCTAGAAGAAAAGAATATATAGCTAATGAAATAAATAGAATGAGCGCTGCTAAACAAGAAGGTAATAAACATGCTGATATAATAATAGATGGTATTCATTTTACAACAGTAAAAACAGAATCTAATAAATCAATACATGAAATGCCAGAAGAAGTAGTTAAACTTGCTGGTAAAGAAGTAAGAAGAAGATTTAAAAATATATATGGTGATGAGAAATTTTTTAATGATTCTAAATTAACTTTTGCAACTTTTGAAGCTGACATAGAAGATGTAACAGATGCTAATAAAAAAAGAAAATTATTAGAACAAAAGGAAGAAATTCTTACTTATGCTTCTTGGGCTTACGCTAAGCAAAAAGGTAATAAATATGGTAAATTTACAGAAGAAGAATGGAATTTCATAGATAAAGATAGAACAATCAATGAATGGTTTGATTTAATTGGAGATAAAGATAATGAAGATTTATTACATAAAGTAAAAAGTGTTTTCAAGAAAAATAACGAAACTAGATATATAACTCAAAGTACAAAACAAAATGATTATAAACAAATATTTAAAAAGAAAATAGTTGAAGCTGCTACAGAAGAAATAAGTTATGCAAATAGAAATGCTAGAACTGTATTAGAAGATGGTGAAATAAAAAATACAAAAGGTATTTGGAATAAAGTTAAAAAGTTATCTAATACAGAATATAACGTTACTCCTTTTAGATTCCAAAATGGTGAATGGGTAGCTAATGACCCTAAAGATGATTTCTTTATGGAAAATAATACTATAATTCATAGTGCTATCGGGAAAACACCTTTTTTAAAAAGAAAATATAAAAATATTTTAGATAGAGATGTTGACCCTAATTTAATAGGTAAAGCAAATGCTGAAATATATAATAAAACAAGAGAGTTTTTACAACAAGCTATAAATTTGATGCACGAAGATGGAAATTATTCTCCTGAATTATTAAAACCGTTAAAAGATTATGTTAATTCTTTTGACCCTCGTGAATATTATATTATGAATACAGTTGCCAATGCAAAACAATTCATGGATACATATAAAAAAGGTAAAAGCTTTGACAAAGCAGAATTAGATTCTTTTGATAATATAATTAGAAATATAAGTCAACAATTAGGTTTACTTAGTAGCGAAGATGGACTTGATGAAGTAAGCAAACAAGCCAGAAATGACTATGGGGTAAAAATGGTCAGAGATTACTTTAAAAATGCAATAGTTGACTTTGCAAAAGGTAATGATAAGGAAGGAATCACTCCTAACCAATTAATGTCTGGATTCTTTAAAAAAGAACTAGAACAATTTTTAGCATTTCAAGGAGCTAAAGAAATAATTAATAAAGCTCCAGAAGGAAAAGATATAAACCTAACTGTTGAAAACATAAATAAAGTATTAAGAGAAAAAGATTTTCTTTTGAAAAAAATCGACGGTTCTTATTCTGAAATTAAAAACGGGGTAAAAGAATTTTATGGAAACTTTAAAAATACTTCAATACAAGCATTAGAAAATAAATTATATACAGACCAAGGTATGTCATTAATGGAAGGAATTGTTAAAAACGTATCATCTATGGCTTCAAAAGGAGCTAAAACTCAAGAAGAGGCTGATGCTATTATTAACGAAGTAAATAAATTTAAACCATTATTCTATGATATATTAGGAGCAGTTAATGCTGCTAAGGAAGATACTTTCAGCCAAGGTTCTGGTAATGATTTAAAAGGTTTTATTAGAAACGAAGTTTTAAAAATGAAAGGTATTGGAGATGGTAACGATAGAGTTATTAACATAAATGAAGATAGTTTTAAAATAAACTTAGGTAATAGACTTTATAATGTTTTACAAAAAAGTAATAACAAAGAAATATTATTTGATGGAAATCCAGAAGCTCAAAAAAGAGTTGAAGATGCTTATCAAATATATGAAGATTTAAGTCAATTAATGAATAAAAACTTCGACTCTAGAAGTAAATATGTTAAAAATATTAATAAAAGAATAAATGCTATAGAAGGAACTAGAACAGATAAAGTTAGTACTTTTAATGATTTATCTTTTGAAGATAAAATGAATATGTTTAAAAGTACTTATTATAAAACAAATGAAAATCAATCAACATCTGTAATACTAAGAACTGGATTAGATTACGATATAAGTTTAAAAAATATTCTTACTAAGCTAAGAGAATTTTTCTTTGAAACTTCTAAAAACGTAGAAGAAAGAAAAAAAAATTTTGAAAAAAAGATAATAAAACATATAAGTAAACAAACAGATGTTCCTATTAAAAAAGTAACTACAAGTTTTGGTTCTTATCATAAAGGAGATAATATTTTTAACTCAAGAGTTAAAGGTTGGGTATCTGCCGCAGAAACTGCTTTTGAACAACTTGGTATTCCTAGATTAAGTAATATAGGTAGAAATGTTACTTGGAATGAACGTTGGAAAGATTTTATGTTAAAACGTGTAGGAGTAATAAGCGGAATTGCTTTAGGAGTAATGGCTGTAGATTCATTTAGTGATGCATTAATTCCTGACCAAATACCAATTATTGGTAATGGTATTTCTGGAGCATTAGCTTGGGGAGCTGCAACAACAAGAGTTGGTGCTCAATATGTTATGAACTATACTGGTGTTACTAGTATATTTAGAGGATTAGATAATGCTACAAATGGATTATTATCTGGTTTACCTTTTATGGATACAATGGGAATGGATGCTGGAGAACTTTATGGCATTCACTTTAAAGGTAAAGCAGTAAGAGTTAATAAAAACAGATTTTGGCATACAGCTGGTAGACAGTCTATACAAGGTGAAGAGTTTGACCAATATAGACCAAGTGCGCTTTATACTTTTATGAATAAAACAACTGGAGTAAGAAGCATGTCAGATGGATACATTGGTAAATGGCAAAAATTCTTTAGAAAAGATTTCTTACCTACAAAATATCCTTGGTACATAATGGACCCATATAGAGAAGAAAGAATTGCTTATAAAAAGTATGGTGCTGTTTATCCAATGACAGAACAATTATTTAAAGATATACCTGTAGTTGGAGATTTCATGTCTGCAACAATAGGACAAATAATTAAACCAACTCAACTTATTGGAAAAGAACGTTGGTTAGAAAATGGAAAAATAAAAAATCCAGATTGGAAACCAGGTTCTGATGTACCTAAATATATTGAATATAAACAACCTGGAATAATAGGAAGTTTATTTAGTGGTTTTGAAGATGTTAAAACATTAGCTGGTTTACAAGGATACGCTATAACAAAAGGTACTGAATTTTTATTTGGTAAAAGTAATCCTTATGAAAGAGATATAACTCTTGCTAGTTTAACTGATGATATTAGTTATGCTTCTGAATATAATAAATATAATCTTGGAGGTATATTCAACTTAACAGAACCAATACGTAGACTTGTTGATGACCCTAATAGTTTAAACATGACCGCATATAATCCATTAAGACAAAAATTACCTTATTGGATGCCTGAATATTTCAAGAAAGGTAATAACCCTATAATGAAATATAATATGGGTATGTATATTGGGCCTACTGGTGACTTTAATAAAACAATGAACCATATTAATGGTAATGAAAACCTTAATAGATTTAGAATATTATCTATGATAGCTCCAAAATCTAAAGAATTTGAAGATATGAGAAATAGAGTATTAAATAAAATAGATGATATGTCTATTAAAGAAAAAACTCATTATTATGAATCATTAGGTTATGCTGAACAATATGGTAAAAGAGAATATGCAAATACTAATTCTCGTATTAAAGGCGGAGTAGAGGAAGTTAAAGTAACTATTCAAGAAAAACTTACTCCTTATGAATTTATAGGAACAGATAATAAACGTTATAAATTAGATACCGTTACAAAAGATTTTAATAAACTTAGTTCTAGATACGGTAGAAAAACAGCAACTAGTTTAATGAGTAAATTAGATGATACTTTTAAAGAAGGACAAACTTATGCTTTTAAAATAGCAAACAATGCAACGTTTTCTGCTGGAATAGATGATGAAGGAGATTTCTTAAAAGTAGATAGTGATTTAGTTTCTAAAAAACTTAACTTAGATAAAAGTTCTTATAGAAAACACGTTGGTTTTAATCCTCTTGCTGCTTTAAATAGAAAAATATTTGATGTTGCTCTACCTATGAAATACGAAAAGTATATGGGTAAAAAAACAGTATTTGAAGAATGGTCAAGAGAATCAGTTGAATCTAATTATTTTAGAGATTGGGATAGTCCAATAGATTCATTTATTGCTCCTTATTTTACTTTATCATCTAATAGTTTAATATCAGCTACTGCATTTGGTCGTGATGTAAACGAAGCTTTTGAAGGAAGCTCAAACTCTACTAACTTTTTAGGAGCTGTTGTTAATCTAGGTAAAATTAATTATTTTAAAAATACTATTCTTAGAACAAATACTGTTTCTGGAGACTATAAAGAAGAAACAGAAGTTCATAATAAAATAGAACAATATAAATTATTAGCTGGTAAAAGAAACGTTTATCAATTAACTGGTAAAGAATATTTTTCTCAAGTTAAAAATATGGTTAACGAACAAGATAGTAAAATGTTAATGGATTTAATTAATGTTTCTAATGAAAGTGAAAGAGAAAAGATTTTGGCATCTGGTAATGATAGAATGAAAAGTGTTTTAAAAATGATTTGGAATAGACACCAAAAGTTAGTTAATGGAAATATAAAATATGAAAACTGGAGAATAGCTCCTCCAAAACAAGTTTCTACTTTTGGAATAGAATATAATTCAAATCAGGAATATATGAAAAATAGAATAAAACAAAACTTAGGATACAGTTTTAGTAAGTTAGATTCAAAAAGACAAGGTATTTATAACTCATATGTACAAGATGAAGATTATGATTATATAAAAAGAAAAATGATGGAAGAGTATGGAACTATGCCTCAAGTAGCTAGTACTATTTATTCTTCAGGAGAAATGTTTATAAATAACAATTTTTAAAAAGAGGTGAATAATAATTATGGCTTATAATGAAAGTCAATTAAAAAATAATTTTAAAGGTACTTTAGCTACTAACATTACAAGCGGAAATATTTCTTCATTTACAGTAATGTCAGAAGACCAAATAAATATTGTTAATATACCTTTTTTTGATTTACACGGTATAGAAGCTGTAAGCAACCAAGGTAAAAAATTAAAAGAACTTAATTCTGATTTAGAAAAATTGAAAGCAGGAAGTCAAAAATATAACGAACTTCAATATGCAATAAATAGTTTTAAAAAAAGTGGGAGATTACCTGAAAAAATTGAAAGAACTAACCCTGGATATGCTATTTATTCGCTATATAATTTAGTTAATAGTTTTAATGGTTCAAACTATGCTAAAACAAGAACAATATCCGTTGATGATGGAGAGTTTAAAGAATTTGCACAAGATAATTCTGAAAAAGCTATAACAAATTGGCGTCTTAGAATGGGTAGTATTTCTAAAAGTCTTTTTGAAACAGATTCTATAGGTAGTTATGCAAGAGCTACTGGCGCTACAAACGTTAAAGAATTTAATAGAAATTATGGAATAGCTATAATTACAGACGAAGGTAATATTAAAGACGGAGCATATATTTATGGAGAACGTTATAAAGCTCTTCTTAAAGATGATAAAGTTTTCAAAGAAAATGAAACTAAATATTTTAATTTAATAAACTCAAAAGAAAAACTTACAGAAGAACAATTAAAAGAAAAAAGAGAGCTTGAAAAATATTTTAATAAACAAAAAAAGAATCTCGGACAATCTAAGACGTTTGCTTTCCTATACAAAGAAGATGGAACTTTTAGTGTAAACGAAGCTAAAGTAAATTACACTTTAAAAGTTGCTGAAAATGGAAAACAATTTGCTCCTGATTATCAAGTATATGAAATTAGTCCAATGGGTAATACTTCTATTAGTATGATAACTGATACACCTATTCTTCCTGGATATACAGCTATTGATGATTTTTCTACAGGACTTTCAAGAACACCAAACAGTAGTCCTTCAACTACTATTATGCAACAACTAATAAGAGAAGTTGCTTTAAATAAAACAATGAATTTAGCTGCTGATGAAGAAGGATTGGTTGCTAAAAGCGCATATTTAGCAGAAAGAGAAAAGTATAGGTCTGTAATTAGAATATTTGAAGATTCTCATACTTTTAATTTAGGCGAAAGTGCTGATGCTAACTGGACTAATATTTTTCAATTAAAGTTACCTAAGTATGATGCCACTCAAAGCGGTCCTAAGAACGAAGTAAATCAATATTTATTAACACCAAAACAATTTAAAAACCTTTTTCTTCCAGATGATGGTGGAAAAGAAATTGAATTTTTTATGAGAAATAAAATTTCTCCAAAAATAAAAAATGTATCTATGATTAATGATTATGAAAAATCTTTTTATAATAGTATGTTCTCTGTATCTATTGATAGTAAAGACCAAATAACTGGTCTTACTATTTTAAATAAAGGTTTCGGAGACGTTAGTTCTTCTACTAGAGGTGTTGTTCATCTTGATTTAAAAAAAGATAGTTTAATAGATAGTATGAATAGTTTAAATACAAAAGCAATGACTATTAAATTAAAATCAAGAGAAGAATTAATTAAAAGATTTGCTTACGCTGAATTACAAGGAGAATACAGTAAAAAGAAATTCAATCCAAACAAAGGTATTATAAATAATAGTATTGATTATTATAACTCTAAATTAGCAGAAGTTGGAAACATAGGTGCTACTCCATTTGCTGATTATCAACAATTTAATTTATTTCAATTATTCTATGCTAATGATATAGAAGATGTTGATAAATTTCATAACGAAAGAGCATACAATTTTTTAGAGAAAAAATTAAAAAATGAAAAAAAGAAGCTAGAAGCTTTTGATGATTTAGTTCAAATAACAGAAAAAGATTTAAACTATGGTTTTATTAAAAGAGAAGAGATAGAATTATATACTGGAGTTAAATTTAATCCTAATAACGAAAGTCAAGACCCTACTAGTTATTTAAGAATGGTATTAGATGGTGAATTTAATTTAGACCCTAGACTTAGAAAAAGAATAGAAAGTCAATTAGAATATGTTAATGAAAACTCAATAAGAGCTTTTTATGCAACTGGAGAAAACGTTTATCTTGCTGGTAACGTAGGTAAACAAGGAGCAAATGCTGCTGGTAAATTAAATTTCTTAGAAACATTTAATCATCCTTTAGCTTTTATAGATACTAACTCTCAAAGAAAATCTCAAGGAGTAGATGACTTTGGAGCATTAAGTATAGGTGGAATAAATGTAAATAGAATTACAGGTAATGCATTTTCTGAAATGAGTGGGGCTACTTATCATGATACATATATAGTAAATAGAACAAAAATAGGAATAAGAGAAAGCTTAGAAAAATTATATGTAAACAACTATTTAACAAAAAGTATGCCTCAAAAAGAATATCAAGAATATTTAGCTAATCCTAAAAGTGATAAGTTTTCTTCTTTAAACGAAGCACTTAAGTTTCAAATAAATGGATTAAGAGCTAATGACCAATATTCTTCTCCTATTAAATTACTTCATGCTAATACAGAAGGTTCTTGGCAAGATTCTAACTTCTTAGCAGATACAGCTAAAATGAAAACAGTAAACTCTCCAGATATGTCTAAAAACATAAAAATAGATATTAATAATATTAACTACAATAGAATACAAAAATTAGATGGTACTTATTATTCAAATAAAATAGAATTTTTAGATGATTGGAAATACAGCAGTTTGTCTAATGGACAAAAAAATTTAGAAGATGTAATCTTCGATGACCAAACAAAATTTGGTAATATAATGAAACAAATACTTGGTGATGATTACGATAAAGTAAAATTACACAGAACAAATGCTACTAGCATAACTGATAACTTACAAATAGCTGCTGATGATTTTAAATTAGATGTTATGACTGGCGCTGGAAGTTTAGAAGCTGAAGCTGAAGCTATTAATAAATATAAAAAAATACATAGACAAATACTTGAAGATAATTTAATTACATTTAGACACGGTAAAGGAAGTATAGGAAATAAAGAAATAATAGGAAATTCTGGAATGGTTAATAAAGCTAACATGGCTTATGTTAGCGGTATAGATGTTGTTGATAACATTATAAATTTACAAGTTCAAAAAGTAGTACTTGGTGGTTCTGGAGGAAAAGCTATGATAGATAGTGTAAAACTTACAGAAAACGGTATGAATACAAGTATGATGCTTTTTGAATTAGATGGTAAAGATATTAGAATAGACGGATTAACAAACCCTAAAGCTGGAAAATTAAAAAGAGGATTTAATGGATTTTCTCTTAATGCTATTATGAATACAATGGCTATTAATGCCGCAACTACTCCTTTATATGGAGAAGAAAGAAATAATACTCCTGAAATATTATCAAAAAGACTTAGTTCATTACAAAAAAATATTTTTGATGCACCAATTATAGAAATGGCTCAAACTGATACTAAAGATTTAAAGCAAGTTACTCTTAGTGAATTATTTGGTTTAGAATATTCTGTAGATAAGTCTACTGGTATGATAGATGTTAGAAGTAAATATTATGATGAAGCATATGAAGAATTTGAGAAGCAATTAAGAAGAAGTGGTGGAGCATTCCTTAGTATCAGCTTAGAAAATATAGTTGCTCAAAAGTTTTATAACAGAGCTAAAGAACTTGGATTAGATATGTCTGGAATGCAAATGGAAGCATTCTCACCTTATTTATTAGAAAGACTTGAACAAGTATATGAAGGTTATGTAGATAACTATATGGATAAAGAATTTTCTTATAATGCTAGAATATTCTTAAGAGGTTCTGGAGCAATTAAAACTTCTGTAATTGATGGAACTGGTAAAGCAGAATTTAGAGTTGCTGAACGTACACAAAAAGGATTAAGTTTATTATTATATCATCATTTTAATGGTATGGACGATAGCATTGCTCAAAAAGATTCTAGTGCTTTATTAAGTAGTACATCTTTCTTAAATATAGTTAGACAACAACGTATGAATGAATTAGAAAGTGTTCTAATGGAAAAATCAACTTTAGTAACAGATGTTGAAGAATATTGGAATGTTAAAGAAAGATTTACTGGTAAACAAAAAGGTTTAGGCCTTCATAATTTAATAGATTATAGAGCTTATACTATTGATGGTATAGAAATAAATAAATATCAAAAATATGCAGATTCTAAAATATTAAAAGAAGACTTTGTTACTGGAGAATATTTTTTAAGCGATATTCTTGATTTTGATGAAAGAGGAACAAAACATCCTATTAGAATTTTTGGAACTTTAAGTGAAGCTGATTCATTAGGTAAAGCAATCAATATGGGTTCTTCAGTAAGTGAAGAAAACAGAAGAATGAATGCTGAATTAATGAATATAATCAAGAAAAAATTTTTTACTGCTAAAAATGATAAGTTTAATGTATTAACAGAAAGTGATTTTACAGATGAACAATTAATAGCTTTAAATAGTCATATAAAGACATTTCTTAAAAATGGTAACAAAAAAGAATTTTTAAAAAATTATACTAGTGACTTAGTAAAGTTTCATGGAATTAACGTAAAAGAAGACCTTTGGTTAAAAAGAGATTATGAAGCAAAAGATGATTATGTTCTTAATGCTTTAAATTCAAGAAAAGCGATAGAAGGGCATTTAAATGATTTAGAGCAATATGATTTTAAAGCTTTAAACTTAAGTAAAGAAGAAGAAAAAGAGTTTTATAATTTATTAGGAACAAGAGTTAATTTTTTAGCTAAACTTTCTGGTTCTGAAAAAAAATTCGCCGGCGCATCGAAAAAAGGAAGTGACTTAACTAGAGACGTCTATGGTAAAAACTATAACTTTATAAGAAATATTATTGATAATGGTTTTACTCAAAAAGTAATAGATGCTCACGACGAAACATTTTTCTTTGACTTAAATAGAGTTACTGTTGGAGATGACGGAAGATTTGTTTTTAACTCTAATTTTGAAGCATTAAATAAATTTGCTAAAACAGTTAAAGAATATAAAAGCATGCTTCATGCTTCTGAATTATTAAACAACGAACAATTTGTTAGTATGATTAAAGGAAGAAAGCTAGATGATGTTGGCGGAGTTAAAATTTATTCTGAAATTTTTAACGGCGGAAAAGCTAGTGATGATATAGGAAGTGCTTTTATTCAATTAAACAAAAATAATTTATTGCATTATAAAACAAAAGATTTAAGATTCCATGAATTTATGGGTGAACGTTTTTCGTATATAAACGAAGGTTATACTAATGCACAAACAATTAAAACAAGAGATGTAGATGGTAAATTATTAATAACAGATTCTATAAATAAAATACTAAGTAATAGTTTAGATGAATATACTGAAAATGGCAAAAAAATAAAAGCTTATACTAATCCATTTAAATTATTAAAAGATATAGAAACAGAACTAGAAGGCTATGATGTTTTTAGAAAAACAAATAAAGATTATAACGATAAATATGAAATATTGAGTCAAATAAAAAAAGAAATTCAAACAGAATATTTAGATAAAATTTTAAAAAATAGAATATCAATGTCTATAGCTACAGGAACCGCTACTGATGATTTTATAGATGAAATGTTTAATATGTTTTCATCAAATGATTTTGTTTCTGAAAAAAATAAAATAAATGCTAAAGTAAGTTATTATGAAAAAGAATTAGCTAGTTTTGCTAATAGTAGTGAAATAAATATATTAAAAGCTTTTGAAACATTTGGAAAAGAAGATGACACTAAATATATTAACTCATTAAATGTTACTCCTTCTGAAGGTACAATGTTAAATAAAATGTTTACTAACTGGATAAATGGTAGTAACTCTTCTACTACTGGTCAAACAAAAGGAGCTGCTAGTTTATTTTTTAAAGCTGATGGTGCATTTAGAGAAAGTGATGATTTTGAAAAAGAATATAAAAACTTCTCTAAATTAGGTAAAAGAATATATGGAGACCACATTAACTTTGAAAATGTTAAAAAATCAATAGAAGAAGCTCGTGAAATGATTGCTAATGGAGCTACACCAGAAGAAGTAAAAAGACATTTATCTAAGTTTACAGAAACATTAACTCCTGAACTAGATAGTATAGTAGGACTTACTTTAATAAGTAGTGATAATTTTAAAAAAATAACAAGAGATATGCCAACAAATGATATATTTGAAAGAGGAACTGCTTATATTCAATTAGTTAGAAACCCTACTATTTATCATACATCTATATTGCCAACTAAGCTAGTAAGTATTTCTCCAAAAGATATTGAACTTAATACATTTTTAAGCGGAATGCTTGGTAATGGAAGTTTTGACGATGTTGATAGAATTACTACATTCAATATAGGTAAATTAACTCAACTTGTTATGAATGGAGACTATGACGGAGATAAAATTTATGCAGCTTTAGTAGGAGCTAGAGATAGTGCTGATAGAAGTAAATTATTAAAAGTATATTCTGAAACTTTAGTTCAAAATGCTATTATGAATGAAATTACTAGAAATAGAAATCCATTTGATGCTTTTGACGGATATGTTTACAACAGTAAAAGTAATAACCTTAAAGAAAACCAACTTTGGTATGCTTTCGATAAGTTATTGGGAAACAATGAAGATTATTATTATTTAAGACAAATGGGCGACAATGAAAGAGTTGAAGAACTTAAAAAGTCATTTTCATTTAAAGTTTATGGATTTAGAAATGGTTTAAATCTAATGATGACTAAATATCAAGATGAATTAGATGATGCTTCTAAAACTTTACATATACCTGAATTTAAAGTAGAAACAGATTCTGGAATTAAACTTGCAAGTAATAGTTTAATGTTTAAATTATTTAACTTAATACAAGGTAATGAAAGAGGAGCTATATTAGAATTAGATAGTGATAGATTAAAACAACGTTTTGAAGAAGCTAAAGGATATTCATCATTTTATAATATGTTAAATGAAGATGATAAAAAAACTTTAGATGCTTTTATAGATGACCCTGAAAAAGCAAAAGATATATATAAAACAATATTTGAAGATAAAAATAAAAATAAAACTCTTAGATTAATGCTTTCTCAATTCGGAGAACTTACAAACTTTAGAAGTTATGCGGATAATGCTAAAACAGGAACTGCATCTTTTGAATTAGCAACAGTAGGTAGATTAGCTAGATATTTATCTGATGAAAAAGGTTATCAAGATTTCAAAAGACAAATGAATGGTGTTACTGATGATGCTTATAATTTCTCAATTTCTCAAGAAGATTTCTTAGAATCAATTAAAAGACTTAGCTTTGCAGATTTATTTGCTGTATTACCAGAAAAAGCTATTTCTTCTAAACACGATACAGATACTGCTGAAGCTTTAATTACATCACACAAAATAATTAAAAATACTTTATCTGAAATGTTAGAAATTGGAAACGATACAAAAATATTTAAAGATGCGTCTGATTATTATACAAAAATCGTAGAAGCTAACACAATAGAAGATTTAAAGAAATTAAATTTTATTAATTATTTAAAAACATTTGGTGTTTTAGGTTTTACAGAAAACACAATGGAAAATAAAAGATTAATACTTAAACATTTGTTAAACTTAGGTGGGCTTTATGATGGAGAAGAAACACAAAAAGTTTTAGAATTATTTTCTCATGATAATGATTTAACTATGGACCAAATAGTTGCTTTATTCTCTAAAGACAGAGAAGCATTTTTAAATACAACTGGAAATATAGATATGATTGTTAAAGATAATGCATTAATGCATTTTGGACACTTAAATGAAATAATATTGGAAAACTTTAATAGTAGATATCTTAATGCTATAGATGCTTTAGTTGAAGAAGATGGAATAAAAGCATATACAGTTAAAAGTTTATTTAGAAATCTTGAAGAAGATGTTCATAAAAAATTCTTAGCCGTTACTGGTCAAGAAGGAATAGTTAAATTCCACGGAGTAATAAACGGTTGGACAGAATGGCTTAAGAGAATAAAAACAATTAAAGAACAAAAAGAAAGTGGAGAATACCAAAATAAAAAAGAAGCTGAAAAAGCAAAGAAAGAAGAAGAAATTAAAGATTTTGAAAAGAAAGTTCAAGAAAATAAAACTAATAAATTAAATAAAGCAACGATTGATGAAATAGAAAACTCTAAATTTGCTGATGATAAAACTCAAGATATAAAGGCGAATACTGTTAATGAAACAGAACCAGAAAAAAAACCTTTCGAATCTAAAAATTTTTCAGAAGGTCAACAAAAATATGAGCAACAAAAAATTCCTGGAACAGAAGAAGAAAAAACTAAAACAGACAATAAAACTGAAGCAGAAGTACAAAAGAACACTACAACAGGTAAAGGTAAAAGCGATACTTCTGGTAATGTAACAAAAGATGAAAAACATTTAACTGAAAACGTTAGTGAAGTTACTAAAAATATAGATGCAAAAACAGAAGATGAACTAGGAGAAGAAATAATAATTAGAGGTTCTTCTGTTTATAAAAAATATGAAACATCATATGAAACAGATTCATTTATTTATAAAAGAGATTTAGATTTAGAACTTAAAAAAAGGTCTAAAGAAATAAAAGATTCTTATAAAAAAAAGATAAGCGAAACTAAAGACAAAACTGAAAAAGAAAAGTTCAGAGCTTCAGAAAAAAAAGAATTAGAAGAATTAGAAAAACAATATGAAGAAGACCTTAAAAAAGGTAGAAGTGTTATCTTAGGAAGATATAGAGATGAAGTAAACGAAGATTATCAAAAGAAATTAGATGAAGATAAAGCTAAAATAGCTAAATGGAGAGATAAAGGTAAAGAACCTATTGAAAAATTTCAAGAAGAAATACATGAAGAAAAATTAGAAAAGAAAAGAGAATCTATAAAAAATAGAAATGATTTCAGTGATAAACAACGTCATGCTTATATGATTCAATATGGAAAAGATATAAAAGAATCTGATAAAATAGAAGCTGAAACAAGAGTATATAATGCCGACCATGATATTATTCAAAAAAGTTATATAGATATGTCTGAAGAAGATTATAATGCAAATATAATAGAAAGAAATAATAAAATATTAAGTAAAAACGCTGAAGGTATAGCAGAAACTGTAGTTGAAGGTGAAAATACAGCTAAAAAAGTTGTTAAACAAGAAATGACTATCTTGGATATGTTAGTACAATACGAAACTACTACTGGTAAAGAAAAAAGTAAAATTGGTCATAAAATAGTTACTATTTTTGGTGATGAAGCTAAAAACATTAAACAAACATTGAATGAAAAAGATATTACAATAGATGATTTAACAAAAGAAAATTTAGATTTAAAAAAACAAATAGACGATTTAAAAGAAGCTGCTTCTAAAGCTACAAACACAGTAAAAGAAACTGTAGAAAATACTACAGAAACAGTAAGTGAAACAGTAAATAATAAGACAACAGAAAATGTTGCTGAAGCAACTCAAGAAGCTGTTCAAAAAGGTAAAACTGCAGTAGATGATACTATGAAGTCTGCCGCTAAAGCCGCAACAGAAGCTGGAGAAACTATTAAAGAAGCCTTTAAAGGTAAAAAAGCTAAAACAGGTTTAGCTGTTGGAATTGGAGCAGCTCTTATTGGAGGATTTGTAAGTTTATTAAATAGAAACAGAACAGTAGTTCACTTAGAAATGAATGAACAAATGAATCAACAACCACAACAAGGTGGAGGATATGGAGTAATAGCTCCTACTGATAATCTTCAAAGAAGAATGGGAAATTATAAAATATATACAAACGTAAGAGATACTTTTTAGAGCGGGTTTTAAACACTCGCTCTTTTTAATAAAATTGTTAAAACAATTATTACAAGTTAAAATAGTTAGATAAAACAATTAATTAAAGGAGATAAAAATGGAAAAGCTAATAAAATTTAATGGAATTCCATTATCACCTAAAACAGGTATAAGAAATATAATTTTTGATACTTCTAGATATTCAGCTGGAATGGAAGCTATTAGAGGTTTTGGTACAGTAATGAGTGAAAGTAATTTAGCTAATATAGAAACAGTTAATTTACATTTTGTACTTAGAACTGAAGAATTAGCTAATCTTGCTTATATATATAGTTTATTTAGAACTTTAGGTGTATTGGTTGTAGAAAATGATTATTTGTTAGATAAACTTGGTTCTAGTTTAGCTAATAGTTTAGCAGAAGACAGAATGGTTCTTCACGATAAAGTAGTAGATAAAATTAATGGAACTGATACTAGTTCAGAAGAACGTTTTAGTAAAATACATAAGAGTTTTAAAAGTTTATGTATGGTACTTGATAATCTAAGTATTAAATCTAAAGTTAATACAGCAGATGGTTATGATGTTAATATGAATCTTAGTTTATATAAAAATTCTTTTACTGAAGAAGAACAAACTAAATACATGAAAGTATTTGAACTTTGGTTAGAAAAAACAGGATTCGACAAGATAAAAGACGAAATTGCAGAACAAACAAATAAACTTGGAAATACAAGTATTGGTATAGATTTAAAATATTATAATGTTGAAGCATTAAATGCTATATATAAAAACAATCTTATTACTAGTGAATTTAAATCTTTTAGATTACAACAAGATGCCGATTTAAAAGAAAAAGTTAGAACAGACGAATCTGCTGATAATATTAAAAAAAGAACTACAGAAAATAAAATTGGATTAGAAGATGAAGATTTTAACAATGAAGATTTTCTATCAAGAAAATTAGAAAGTGTAACTACTACTATTAAAATACCTAATAATTGTGTTATGGAAATAGAATTAATCACTAATAATAATATAGCTAATATTCCAATTAAAGGTAATAGTTTAATGGAAAAAAGTATAATAGGTTTAGGTAAAACTAATTTTTCTTGTAAATTATTATTTAAAGAAGAAGAAGAATTGAGTTTAGTTCAACAATTAAAAACTATTAGTGATAAAAATATAATAGGACACAAACTTCAAATAGAACATCCTTTAATTCAATTATTTGATTTTTATTCTGGAGATATATTAAATATGTCTTTTAATAGTTTAGAAAATCAACACGGTATAGTTTTAATTATGGTATTTAATATTAATGGTTATAGATATGAACGTGAAAGTTTAATTAACAATAGTGATTCTATAGGAGATATGATTTTTAAAAAGAAATCTAAGAATGATAAGTTATTTGGTTCTTGGTTAGAAATTTATAATAATTATTTAAATATAACAAAAGAAAATTTAACCGCTTTAGAAATAACACCAAAAGATAATTATACAAGTTTTGAAGTAAAAACAAATAAAAATAATTTTTTATATAAAAAAATAAGCGAAATTATGAATTCTTACTATAATTCTTATAGTTGGATTGGGAAAATATTCCCTAAAGAAATTTCTCATTTAACTATAATGGATTTTATTTTATCTTATAGCACTCAATTTACTAATGCTCACTATAAAATATTTAATTTAAAAACCGGAGTTAACGAAAATTTAAATTTAAGAAGCGAAATTGATAGTAAAATTAAAAATGAAATTTATGAAAAAAGATATGATTCTAGTTTCAATGCTGCTTTTTATTATTTTGATGACCAAAAATTCTTAAATGATATTTTAAATCAAAGAAGTATATCAAAACAATTAAATTTAAGCGATATGAATGCTATGTATAATATAATGAATTATTTTGATGCTGCCTTTTTGACTAGAAAATCTTTAAAAAAATCTTATATTAATCCAAGAATTGGTAAAAAAAATTCTGAATCTATAGAACCTAGTTTTTTAGAAAATGTAATCAGACCTATTACAACAGAAATGTTTAATGACAAAATAACTGGAAATTCTTTAGACAACAGAATTTACAGAAAAATATACGAAGAATTCTTTTTAAGAATGATTAGTATAATAGATGTACTTGATATAAATGAAAACATAGAAATAATATCCCAAAAAGGTACATTTAAATATCACTCATGTATAAATTTTATACAGAAATGCGCCGGCGCATTAATTCAAATTTTCAATGGAGTTTTATCCGATGGAAAATTTATAAAAAGAATAACAGAAGAAGTATTTTTTGATGAAAAAGAAATTACTCCTTCTATGAGGGAAGCTGTAAGATTAAAAATAAAAGAAATTTCAAAAGAAATTGATTATTATTATAAAAACAATAATAAAAACATAGAGTTTACTTTATATAATATATTTTTATTAAGACTTACTTGTTTTAACTTAACTGAAAATAAATATGGTTCTATTGATAAAATAGCTAAAAATGAAATGCTTAATGATTTATTAAAAGGAACTGTTTTGTGTTCTCCTATGTTAATAAAGATGGATAATAGAACTGATACATTTGGACTTTGTGTGGAAACTTGTTTTGGTTTTCTAGGACAAGCTATTTCAGATTATAACTTTAAACTAGACAGTGAAAAACTATTTTGGTTTAGCGAACTAAAACAACAATATGGAAATAATGTTGATATATACAATAGTGATTGTGTTTATGTTATGAGAACTAAATATGAAGATTTAGGAGAACAAAAAGGACAAATAATAGGAGATTTGGCTAAGAAAGATATTGATTATTTATATGGAGAAAAAATTCCTAGATTAAGTTTATTTAGTTTAATTGGAAGAATTTTTTATGAAACAGAAATATTAGAAGGAAATAATAATATACTATCTTTAGTTGAACAAGAAAGAGGAAGTTTCTTTAGAGATGAAAAATATAATGATATTAAATTAGACCCTCATAAAGAAGATTCAGTAGAGTATTTTATTCCAAAAACTAATATTGGAAATATACATATACCATCTGACAATAAACAAAAATTTACTACAGAATTTGATATAGGAGAAACTAAAGAAACAAAAATCAATACTCTTATGAAAGCTAGAATAATAGCCAATAATGACCCATTTAATAGTTTGTTATCAATAAACAAAGCTGTTTGTGATAATATAGATACTTTATTCCCTGATTATGTAATAGTTGTTAATGTTAAAGAAACTATTGAAGATGAAACTAATGAGTATTATGTTCAATTAAAAAACATAACAAGCGTTTCTATTAGTAAAAACCCTAAGACAAAAATTAAAACTGCTAACTTTACTATAAGTATGTCATCTAAAGGTTTTTATAACTTTAACTTAAACGATGGAGCTTTTAGTATTAAATCTATGCAAGATGGAAAAATAAGAGGTTTTATTATTAAACCAGGTTGTGAAGTTAGAATAATGTTAGGATATAATTTTAATAATTCTTATAGTATTTTTAATGGTTTAGTTGTTGGTTCGCAAGAAATTGGAAATAGCTTAATGATTACTTGTGCTGATTTTACTTCTACTCTATATAACTTTATTCCAGGAGAAGAAGAATTAACTAACGAATCTACTTTGTCTAATATGCTTGTAACTACAGCTCCAAATGAAAATGAAGCAGAACATAATGGTAATGATAATAGGCATTCATTTAGCGATAAAAAAGCTACGAACAAAGATGAAAGTCTATTTAGTTCTAAAGATGAAAACGATTTCTTAGAAGCGTTAAGAAATAAAAAAGCTGGTATTAATAATCCAAACATGCATATGTTTGAAGCGTACGGAGAAGAAAGAATTGACACTTTGGCTCAATTAGGTAGTGCATCTTATTCTGCTGCAGCTCAAATAATGTTAGTTAAAATGGGATATAAATACAGACCTTATTTTGAAAACGTTTTTAAAGAAGAAAGTTTAAATAGAGATTTAAATTACTTATCTACTAACTTTCAAAATAAAATAGATTTAACAAAAGCTTTTGGTTCTGGAAAACAAAACTTTGAAGTTGTAGGAAATTCAATTATTAATATATATGATGTTGATTTAGATTATGAAGCTTATGGTTATGTTAACCTTAATCATTCAAATACTATAAGTCATGAAGGTGAAACTGAAGGTCCTAACTATAGAAAATCTTATAAAGTTGTTGCAAACAATTTGAATCCTGGAGAAAAAAGAGAATATATGTTACAACCATGTCAACCATTAGTGCCTAGTGAAGACTATTTCAATAACAACGGAAGTGGAGCTTGGTTTGGTGTTAAAAGAAATCATAAATTAGGTTTTCATGCTGGTGCCGATTATAGTCATGTAAAAGCAGAGCCATCTAAAAATGTCTATTCTGTTGCCGATGGAACTGTAATTTTCGTACATAAGTATGGTGACAATTTAGCCGGAAACAGAGTTCGTATAAAACACGATGATGGTATTATTACAACAGCTTATTATCATTTAGATAGTTATAATGTTAAGATAGGAGATAAAGTTAAAAAAGGGCAAGTAATTGGAAAAATAGGTGGAAGCGGTTTAAAGATAGACTCATGGGGCAAACATCTACATTTTGAAGTTCACGTAAAGAAAACTCCAGAAACATTAAAGTTTTTCAAAGAACAATTAAAGTTAAACAAGCCTGGTCATTATATAAGAGTTTTAAATAAAAGTTCTGACGAATTTTATGTAAATCCTGAATTATTTTTAAAAGGCCAATTCGGTATTGTTTCTCAAGATACTGGAGAAACTACTTCAACTTCTTCTTATAAAGGTCAAAAAGGTAAAAACCAATTTACTGTAGATTTTGATGCTGCAAATAGAAACTACATGGAATACACTGTAGAAAAGTTAAAAAGCTTAGAAGGTTTTGCAAAAAAATACTATACTGATAAATCTGGTAAAATAGTTGGAGAATCTATAGGATATGGTTTCTTTGACGCTGGAGTAATGTCTGTAGAATCAATAGTGCCTAAATGGGAATATTTAGCTTATAAAACTAATGACCCTAATAAAAGATTAGAAATGTCAACAAGTAGAGCTGATGAAATATTAAGAAAAGGTTTAGAATATTATGAAAACGATATAAGAAGACGTTATAAAGGGTATGATAATTTAAAACCAAATGAAAAAGCTGCTTTATTAGATTTAGCTTGGAAATACAGTCCTGGAAATAAAAAATTCAGATACGTATATAATTTTGTAGTTCAAGGAAGAATAGAAGATGCTGTGAATTTCTTATTAGACAAAGAAGATGGTTACTATGTTTATGATGATAAACATAAGGAAATAGAAGGTCTTGTTAAAAGAAGAGATTATGTAATAGAAACTTTGAGAGGTAGGTGATAAGTATGTTGCTAGATGGAAGCGAAATAAAGATAAATGATTCTAGTTCTAATTCTAGAATAGAATCTAATTATGATTATGATTTTACTTTACACGGAAGTTTTTTTCCAAATCATAATATAATTTCTTTTGCTAGTCACAATAACATGGATTTAAACGGAGAATCTTTATTACTTGGAGATTTAACGGTAGCATCAGCAAATCAAGTTTTTAGACCAAATTTTAAAAACAACTCTTTTGCTGATGTTATGAATTATTATGAAAATCTAGTTACTTGTTCACAATGGGACGTTAGAGAAAACGGGGACTATGAAACCATAGTCCTTGGACGTTCTAATTATTTTTATAATTGTTTAAAATATAATTGGAAACAAACTGGTAATTTTATAGACGACTTAGATAAAGTTTTAAAAAAAGAAAATGAAAAAATAAATGAAAATAATATAGAAATAGATGAAGAAGGTAATGTAATTGTAAATAAAAACGATGAAGAAAAACTCGAAACAAAAAAACCTATAAAAAGCAAAAATAATACTCAAACTCCTTCTGAATTTATGAATAGTGTAATAGAAGAAGAAATAGATAAATCATTATCAAACTCATATATTGATTTAGAATCAAGATTTGAATCAAAACGAGCTGATATAGTTAAAAACTTTGAAGATAATCTATATAGAAACGGTAGAAGAAAAATAGGAGAAAATATTTTTGCTATAAGTAAAGTAAATTTAATTTCTTATGATGTTAAAACAAATGATGTAATTAATACACTAACAATAGAAGATGTTGATAGAGGTTGGTTTCCTGGCAAAACTAAATTAGGTTTAACATTAATAGGAAGTAATAATATAGACTATATAGTAGAAAAACCTATACAGAATATATTATCTAGTTTTGGAGAAGAAATAAATAACAAAAATGTATTAATTCAAGGCGAGTACATGGCTACTCAATTAATTAAAGAACTTGAATTAACTTATCAAGGTTCTATTACTATTTTATTTAATCAAGATGTTGAGATAGGAGACTATGTTCATCTAATAGATGATACCGCTTCTACTTATGGAATTTTCAAAGTAATGTCTTTTGAACATGTTTTAGATAAAAGAGGTATGATTACTATTTTAAAAGTAAGTGCAGCTTGGGATTTAAGAGACCCTGTATTAGATACTTTTTGTAATAGTATTTCTTATGATTTAATGGATGTTTTTAGAGAACAATCTGCTACTGAAATAGATGGTACTGATAATTATGTTATAAATAAAGTATTTGCATCTTATTTAAAATATACAACTCATGCAGTTAAATATACTTATTTTAAATGGATTAGTTTTAAAAAAGACAATACAGCTTTAGATTTAGATAATAGTTTAATGTCTCAAATAATGTTTAGCCCTTCTATTATGCCTATTAGATTTATACCTATGTTTAGAAAAGGTATAGCACAAATTCCAGTAAATTTAGAAAGAGCATTTGTTTTTAAAGATTCTATTTATAAAAACTATTTTGCTTCACTTAAATTCTTTTTTGAGTACAAAGTTCCTCAGTTTTTTATTAATATGGGTAGAGGTGTTACTAAAACATTAAATTATTTAGGGGATGTATTGTTAGGTACTTTAACTTTTAACTTACATGAATTATTTAAATCTAGTGTTGGAATTACTGAAAAGAAAGCTCAAGCTGCTTTACTAGGTGAAATACATGTTGATTCAACAGAGTTTAGAAACACAAATTTTGGAGACTATAATCCTTATAATAAAATAACAAGAAGTAATTTAGGTAGAAATTATGATTTGACTATAGGATTTTTCAACGTACAATTACAAAGTACTATGAACTTAAATAATGGTTCTATTATGAGAAGTACTGGACGTGCTGAAAAAGTAATAGAATTTAAAGAGAATACTGTAAGAGAAAAAGTAGTTGATGTATTTGATTATACTTTAATGGTAGAAGTATATGATGGTTTCAATAAAGATGGTGTTCTTGGTAAATATAATTATAAAGACTTTATACGTAATGCAACTCCTAATTATTATGATGGATATGTTGTAGGAAAACTTTTTGAAAATCACCATGGTGCTGAATTTGGAGCTATGTTTAGAAATAGAAAACTTAATGTTACAAATGAAAGTAAAGTAATAAAAAGTGGAGTTATAGAAAAGCTAAAATATAAAAACAATAATGGCGAAATTGAAATAAGAGAAGTTGAAAGAAACTTTATCGAAACTACTTTTGATTTAAAAAGTTTAAATATAGGAATTAAAACTTTAAAAATTTATTGGTTTCACAACTTCTATGGTGCTTCAGATACTGAAACCGACGATATAGAAGTAAGAAAGAAATTTGTTAATGCGGTTTTTACTAAAATGAAACAAAATTCTAATAAAACTACTGGATGCGTTCTTATGGGTGACTGTAACTTAGAAATAATAGATTATAATAGTTCAGTTATAAGACATACAGGAGATAGCTGGGCTAATAATTATGTTTATGTAATTCCACAACAATATAAAGAATTAAAATCTATGATTAGAAATGCTACTACTGTTGATACAAAAGGTGAAACTAAAAACTTATTTGATAACATAGTAGTTACTCCTAATTTAGTAGATGAAACAAATGGAGATTATTTTTATTTCTCTGAATATAATTATCCAGAAGATAATAAAAGAGATGTGTCTGACCACATACCAGTTTATATAGGAATAAAGGTGAATTAATTTATGAAAAAAGGCGTTGGAATAATTTTAGAATTAGATAGTAGCAGAATCTTATTTGAAGGTTCTGCATATCTATTAAGTGAGAAACAGTTTGTTAATGGTAGTTTTAAAAATATATTTTCTAAAAATAAAACTCAATTAGTAAATAATCATTTAGCTTTTGCTAAAAAACTAGATGAAATAAGAAATAGAATTAATTTAGAAAATACTAGAAAAACTACTCAATATAAAAACTTAGAAATAAAAGAATATTTTAAAGATAAAAAAAATAGTATTTTAGATATTGTTATGTTAGTACAAAGTCCTGTTACTTTATCTACATCAGATATAAGTGCTAACTATAGTATTATGTATTTTGAAGTTAGCGATAATTTAAAACTTGGAATGTTTATTAATAAACAACTAGCATATATATTATTAGGTGATGATAATGAGTAGAATTAAGATAGACCAGATAGAAGTAAAAGAATTAAAAGCTGATACTACCAATGTTGGAATGGATAGAAAAGAAGAACAACAAGAACAATGGGAGTTCTTTAAGAAAATATCAGGTATAATGACTGACTATTTAAATAAAATGATTAATATTCCATCTACTTTATTTACACCAAACTTTGTTTTACCAAGTAAAGCTCAATTCGCTGCTATATTAAAAACAATAGGTTTAGTTAAAGGTGTAATTTATAAATTTAAACAAATAGATAATGCACTTCATAGTAGAGACCAACGTAGTACTGAAAGAGAAAGAATAGCTAGGTTATCTATTGTTAAAGGATTAGAAAAAAATAGATGGAAAGTAATAAAAGGTGATAAATAATGTTGTTTAGTATAAATGAAGATGGCAAATTAGATTTAGATGAAAAGAAAAATATATTTTCTGATTTTGTTATGGGAAACCAAGCTGAAACAAATTTTAGATTAGCTAGAACTATATTAATTACACATCTTATACATAAGAAGTGGTTAAAAAATAATTTTATCTTATATATGAGAGCAAACTATACAAATGAAGAAATTAAAGCTATGATAAAAAATAAAATAAACGATTTGTTCGAAAACTATCCAAATCTAAAGAATACGATAGAGTTTTCATTCAATTTAAATAACAATGTTTTATCTATAGTGTTTTATAAAAATCATGAAGGGAAAGAAAGATTGTTAATTTTAAAAGATATTAATATAGGTTAGGTGATTTATGTACAATTTAAAAGAACAAACATACAATGACTTTCTAAAAAATCTAAGCCAAAAACTTGGTTTTGACGTAGATAGAAATTCATTTGACTATGATATATTAAAAGCATTGTTTGAACAAAACAATGATTATAAAAGAGAAGTTCAAAATATATTAAGTAAAGTAATATTTGAAAATATGAGAGGACAAGACTTAGATAACTTCCTTTCGTTTTTTAATATTTATAGAAAACAAGATAATGATGAAAACCTATATACTTTGACTTTATCTTTTAAAAGCAATAATAATAGTTTTAATATTAAAGAAGATTGTTTAATGTTAATTAATAATAATGTTTATAAGAATATAAAAAATGTTTCTGTTAGTAATGAAAGAGAAGAAGTGACAGTACAAAGAATTTATAATCAAGAAATAAAAAATCAAATAAGTGGTAATAATGGATTAATAGTTTTAGATAGTTCATATTGTAGTGTTGAAAACGGGAATTTAAGTGATGAATCTAGTAAACTATTTGTTATAAGTTTAAAACAAAATGTTTTTAATAAAGAAAGTGATTTTGAATTTCTTGAAAGAAGTAAAAATATATTACAAGAATTAGGTTATGATAATAAGACTAAAATAAAAGAAGTTTTATTAAGAGACTCTAGAATTAAAAATATAAAAATTAAAGAAGAAGATAATGTTACTAATATTATTATATATCCTTTTAAAATAGATGAAATAGATGAAATAATAAATAGTAATAAACATATAGTTGAATACTATAAAAACTCTATAGTTAATTTAGTTAAACCTAATTTATATGTTTTAAACATAGAATTTTTAAAAGAACAATTAAGTTATTTTCCTGATTTTACTAATTTAATAGTAGATGTTGAAAGTGAAATAAAGAATTTCTTATCTAACTTATATGTCGGAAAAGATAATAAAATAAGAATTAAAAAACTTAGTTTAATAAATCTAGTAGATAATTTTCTTTCTTCTAGATATGAAAATGTATATTATGATTTAAAGCCATTAGAAGTAAGTGTTGATTTTTATTTTAGAAATAATTATAAAGATAGTATTTATTCTATAGATGTTGAAGATTATATTGATATTGATGATTATAATATGATAAGTTTTGGTAAGGTGAATTAGATGGCTAATATTATTACTGATATTTATCTTAATGGAATAACAGAAGGATTAGATGAAAAACATAATTTACTTAAAAATATATTTTCTGAATATTCTAATCTTGACTGTGAAAACTTAAATAAGCTTCTTCATATAAAAGAAGATATATTATTTAATAATCTATATAATGATATATTAGTAAAAGCAAATAATAATAGACAAGTTATTAGATTGTTAAATAAGTACGGATATGAAAAAATAAGTAAGAGTGAGTATCCGTTTTCCGAACACAATTGCGCCGGCGGAGAAAAATTACAAAAACAGATATTTGAAGAAATAAGTTTTGTTGAAACTATAAACATAAAAGATGAAGAGTTTATTTATTTTATTGAACAGAACTATTTAATATTATTCAACGAATCAAATAGTAAAAGATACTTTTTTAATTTAGAAAATATTAATATAAAAGACTTAAAAATAGATAAATATAATTTTGTTTATATTTTATATAACTATAGAGGAAAACAATATTTAACAAAAACTCATTTAGCTAAAGTATTTGCTAAATATAATGAAGATAAAAGTGGTTTTAATATAAAAGAAACTTTCTTTACTATTTTATTAGAAGATGATAAAGATAAGTTTTATAACGAAATAATTAATATAGAAGGAAATAAAGTTTATTTACTAAGAGATAAAATTTATTATAGAGAACTATATAATAAATATTTCTTTACAGATAATGACGTTCTTTATTTTAATCATCATGGAGAAATGGATAATTATAAAAAGTATTTTCTAGAAGAAATACAAGTTGAGTTTAATAATATTTATAATTATTTAAACTTCTTAGGGTTAAACGATTTTAAAATAAAAGATAGAAAACTATCTAGTTACGAAATAGAATGTTTTAGAGATTTATTTGCTAATAAATTCGATAACACTTTCAATGGTTCTACTAATTATTTTATAGTTAAGAATCATTATGAGCATCCTAATGTTTTTAAACTTAAACCTAGTTATCATATAAATCATAAAGATAATGTTTTTGCTATTAATGGTAACTTTAATTATAAGATGCAAAAAGGCAAGTTCAAAATAATTATAAAAAATAATAATGTTTCTCTATATAGAACAAAACATAATAAACTTGAACATTTAGATAATATAATAATAAATAAAGATTCAAAAGAAATATATTTCTATCAATTAAGATTTCAATTACTTGACTATAGCCTTCCAGAATATTATGAATTTAATATAAAAGTAGAAGATAGTTATGTTTTTAAGTTTCAAACAATAAATAAAAATTTTAATGAATTGCATTGTGATAAAGATAATATTAATTATTTTTTAAGTAAAGAAAATAATACTAATTTATTTAGTAGAGGTTTCAAAGATAATTCTATTAAATTCTGGAACTTATTTGATTTTAATAAAAAAAGATTTATTTATAATAGTATAATGAAAGAATTAAAAGCTAATGAATATTTTGATTTAACTAACGTTAAAGATTTTAAAGTAGTTGGAATATATGATATTAAAAATAATAGAATATACGCAAGAGATAATTGCCAAATATTTTATACTATAATATCAGATTATAGTTTTGAATTAATAAATTCAAATGGATATATAAGTGATTTTTGGATAAACAATCAAGGCAAAGAATTGTTTTTCAAAAAAGAAAATAATCAACTTTCCATAACTGATTTTAAAACATTAGCTGATTTTAAAGTACGTATACCAAAAATAAAAGATTATATAAACATAAATAAGTCTATTAATAATATAGATATACTTATGAATGATAGTTTAGAATACGAGCTAGATTATACTCCAGAGTTATTAGCTACAACAAAGTTTTTAGAAAAACCTTTGTTTTGGAAAATATATATAGATAGTGAAGATTTTAGTATTTTTGATGAAGATGGAATATTTGTTAGTGATACTTTTTCTGAACCTTATAATTCTGGAAAAATAGTTTACTTTAATAAAAAACAAAATAAAAAATACTATTATACTGTAAATGGTAAAGATGAAAAGAATTATTTTGAACCATTAAAAGCTTTTGAAAATATAAAAATATATTATCATATAGATAAATTAGGAATATGTGAATTTAAAAAAGAAATAAAACTTCTAAGTTTAAATACTAATAAAAAAATAAGTGATGTTAATTTTACTTGTAAGCTTTATATATATGATAAAAACAATAATGTTAAAACAATAACTTTAAATAAAAATAGTTTAAATAAAGCATTTGAGTTTAATGATTATATAGATAAAGCAAAACTTGAAGTTGAAAATCCAGAAGATTTCTATTTAACAGAAGAATCTAATACTAATATATCTTATAATGATAAAATAATTTATTTCAAAGATGATTATGATGAAATATGTTATATTAGTAAAGAAACACCTAATATGAATATAAATGATTTTTTAAAACAAATTTGTTTAAATAAAAGATATTCTTTTGTTAATAATCAACTTATAGAAGATATTAATGGTAATATTTTTTTAGAAGAATTAAAAGGTAATTGTTTATTTATAGAAGAACTAAACAAAGAAATTAATTTTTCTAAGAAAATAATTAAGTCTTATAGTGCTTCTGGTTATGATGAATTTTATATTAATAACTTTAAATCTCTTGGAATAGAACATGAGTTTTTAGACATTAATGATTCTCAAAAAATAGAAACATATATTGAAGAGATAGATTTTTAGGAGGAATTAATTTTGAATGATTTAAAAAAATTAAAAGCAATAGTAGATAATCCTTATTTTGGTGCTTTTAAGTGGAATAGTTCTATTGAACAATTAGAAGCTATAACTAATATATTCGCTAAAATAAATAAAAGATTTGCTGGTATATATGATTATAATAAAACATATCAATTAGGTGATTATGTTTTTATAAATGATAATATGTATGAACTATCAAAAGATTCAACTACACATTTTAAACAACTAACTTCTGCTGAAGAAAAAAAGAAAGATATTAAAACTTTAAGAATTGTTAATAATAAACTTACTACTTTAGATGGAACTAAGTTAAAACAAACTTATGATTTTGATTTCTGTAAAACTAATTATTTTATAAATGAAACTGTATGTATTAAAGGAACTACAGCTTATGTTTATAATTCTTATAAAGATTTATTAATCCCTCTTAATGTTTCTGTTTCTTCTAATATAAAAGGTACTTGTTTAGATGAAGTTTCTATTTATTTATCTCTAGAAAGAAGTATAATAGAAAAATCTAAAACTCTTGATAATATAACTCATGAAGAAATATTCAATACAACTCTTTTAATAAAAGATATTTGTTGTAATGATGACTATGTATTTGGATTATTATCTGATGGCAAAATAGCTAAAATAAATAGAAAAGATAAAACTGTTGATTATTTAGAAACTAATAAGTTTTTCTCAGAAAAAGCTAAAATGTCTATAGTTGGTAAAAACAATTTATTTGTTATAGATAATAGTTTATTATATTGTTTCCAAATAGATTCAAGTTTAACTTTAAAAAGTGAAATAGAACATAGAATAACAGATAGAATAACTCAAATAGAAAAGTTTAATTATGAACTTTTTATAACAGATGAAAATGGAAAAACTTATATATGCAAGAATACATTATATCCTGTTGTTAAATGTGATTTAAGAAACATATTAGATAATAATAAATTAATAGTAGAAGATATAGATTCTTATATTAATCCACAAGATGGAGTGTTAGATACAGAATTATTTACTTTAGTTAATAAAGAAATATTAACTGTTCAAAAAAATAAAGGTATAGAAGTAAATAGAAATAAATTAATTTACAAAATTAAAAATGATTTTATTAATAAGACTATATATATAAAATCAGAAGGTGTTAACGAAGTATATACTTTTACTACAAATAGAAAAACATTTAATTTTGAAATAACAGAATCTGGGCCAAAAGATATATTTGTAGATATTAAAAATGATTTAGCTGTAGTATATGTTAATGCAAAAACAACTAGTTATAAAAAAATAGTTTATTTACTACCAAGTGTTAGAAATCCATCTATAGAACTTAATTCTAAAAATACTGATTCTTTTATTGTTAAAAGTATAGTGATTTTTAACAATCTTATAGATAACTCTAAAAAAGATAGAATAAAAGATAATGTTTTATATTTGCCTAAAGTTAATAACTATACTAACAATTTACCATATTCAAATGTAGTAAATGATTTGAATGGAACTCCAATTCTTAAAACAGCTAATAAATCTTTAGTTATGACAAATGAAGGAGTTAAAGTAAACTCTAGTGAAGATTTTGTAACAAATGTAAATATTGAAGATTCTGAAAAAGTTTTATCAATTAAAGGTGCAAAGAACTTATCTAATAACTTTAATAATTTATTAAATAGTTTTAATAATGATAAAGCTAATAAATTACATAGACATCCTTTTACTGATTTAGATAATGTGCCTTATGCTACTTCTGAATCGCAAGGAGTTGTTTTCTTATCTAATGACATAACTGATTCTACATCAACTAAAGCTGCAACTCCTTATTTTGTAAACATAGTTAATAAAAATACAAATAATAGAATTACAGATTTAATAAATACAACTATTAATGGAGCTTTAAAAAATATTGATAATATAAACAATATAGCAATACCTAAAATAAATGAAAATATAGGTGAAGTAAATCAAAATTTAATAAAAGGAATTAAAGATTTAAATGATACTATATCTGCACCAACTAGTTATCTTGATAAAAATATAGGTGGTATAGTTAAAGGTGATGTTACTATAAGAAATATAGATTTTGGTGAAAATACAATAAGAATTAAAAAAGATAGTAACGACCAAACATTCTTATTCTTCAATAGAGGTTTTTTAAATCATGGACCTAGTGGACAAGGAATAGAAGTATTTAAGTTTGCTCCTACTAGTTATTCAAATCCAACATCTGGTGGAATAGAAATAGGATATGCAAACGGTACCGCTTTTACTAGAACTAGTTATATTAGTTCTTCTGGATATGCAGTATTTACTGGTTCAAACATTACTGGAGATGTAGTTGTAGGAAGAAACATTACTTTATATGGAGACTTAGTTGTTACATCAGACAAAAGACTTAAAAGTGATATTAAAAAAGTTCACGATGGATTATTATTAGTAACTAACTTAAATGGATATACTTTTAAGAAAATAGATACTGGCTTATACAGTGCTGGAGTAATAGCTCAAGAAGTTCAAAGAGTAATGCCTGAATTAATAATAGAAGAAGATAATAGACTTAAAGTAAACTATAATGGTTTACATGCTATAGAAATAGAAGCGATTAAAGAATTAAATGCTAAAATAGAGAGATTGGAAAATGAAATTATTGAATTAAAGAGAGGATAATATATGCAAGTAAAAGTAGTAGAAAAATCTAATAAATATTTTGCTATTATTTCTTGTTCAAGTTCTAGTGTTCCAGACAAACTAGTAATAAAGAAGTCTTGGGACACTTCTTTTTCTAAAGAGATAATTCTAAATTATGATATATTCAACGAAGAATATAATATAATAGAAAAGAAATTAGATTTATTGAATTTTGAATTTGAACTAGATAAATTAGTTAATTATTATGACTATTATAAGTTAGAATTAATGTATCAAGATAAAGTATTTCCTCTTTATATTGACTATAATACTTTCTATAATATAAAACAAGAAGAACAATTATATTATTATGATTGTGAACAAAATATAGAGATGAATAATACAAACAATTATAAGTTTTATATTTTAGGTAACTATGGAGATAAACACTTAGTTAATATAGTTCAAAAAGTAGACAAAAGACTATTATTCAGAATACCAAACAAATCTAGTTTAACTAGTGAATTATATTATATAATTATAGAAAATAATGAAGAAAAAATTGTTAAAGATACTTTTGGATTATATTTAGATAATAATCCAATTAAATTCATAGTTGATTTAGAAGATTTTGGAACATATTATAAATGTTCTATTAATACAAAGCATAAATATGGAGTTATAAAAAAGCTTGATATAAAATATGAAGATAAAACTATAACTATGCAAAATAATTATGGAACTTATTTATTTATACCAAAGATTGATTTTTCTAAACCTATAGAATTAAGAATAAAAGCAACTATCTCAGAAAATTATATTGGAGCTGAAGATTTTGTTAAAGAGTTTTTAATAATTAAAAACCTTAAAACAAACAAGCAAATAGAAATAAGTGATTTTACTAAAGAATATATATTTGATACAGATTCTTATAATTTAAACTGGAAAATAAATACTTTAGAAGATTTACAAACCAAAGTTGTTATCAATGATAAAGATATTTATTTAACTGGTTCTAGTTTAATATTAAATGATTTTAAACAATATAATAATAACTTAAGTAAAATAAAAGTAAGTATTTATGTAGGATTTAATAATAATTTTCATTTAATAAAAGAAGAATATATAGATAATCCTCATAGTTTATATAGAAGCAATAAATTCACTCCAGAAATAGACTATAGTGATTATATTAATACAAAGAAACAATATGGTATTTTAAGTTGGACAATTCCTAATTTCTCTTATTATAGTTTAATAAAAATAAAAGCTAAGTTTTATAACAATTTTCTTGATGAAAATATAAAGCCTTGGTTAAGTAAACAACAATTAATATTAGAAAAAAACTGTAATGAATTTCAAAAACAATATCCTGATTTAGATAGAAACTATGATTATGATTTTGAAAATAATATAGTTACTTTAATTGGAACTCCAAATAATGTATTAACTACATATGATAGTAGTGCTGGTTTCGTTTTTATAGGACAAACAAATAATATTAAAATACCAAAATGGTTTATAGATAATGAAGCTGAAATCACTGTAGAATTAAAAATAATAGATTACTGGAAAAAAGAATGCGGTCATAAAAAAGTAAGTTTTAAAGTTCCTACTGTTTCTAATAAACTATTAGATGAAGATTTTAGAATAATAAGAAATCAATATTTACAATTCGGAGAAAAAGGTACTATAGGTTATTTTAATAGTTTAAATAATATAGGTCCTTTAGAATGTGAAAGATTTTATTCAGAAACAAATAAAACTTTCTTAGAAGAACCATTGTTTGATTATTTAAATACAGATTTTAATAATAAATCTTTATACTTTTATTTAAGTAACAAAGGTACTAAAACTGTAAACTTAAAAATAAGAAGAAGTTCAAATCATAAAGCTATAAAAATAAGAATTACAAAAAATAATAATTTAATTCTTGAGGATAGAACAGAACTTCAAGGTAATGAATTTTCAGATAACATATATAGAATTAATAGAAATAAATTTAACGAAGAAGGAGAATATATTATGAGTTTAACTTCAGTTAATCCTTATAACTTAGATAGCGAAGAAAAAATAGTTAACTTCTTCGTTTATAATGAAAAACCTATAAAACCAATTTATAAAATTCCTAATGAACAACATAGAATAGATGGGTCTAAATTAATAATAAATAAAAAGCATTTTAGTATAGATATTATTAATAATGCTAGAAGTGAAAAATATGCTGGATGGAATTTTAGAGAAGTGCATTTCTTCTTTAAAACAAATACAGCTGAATCTAATTACAATACATATCCAGATTATGTAATACAAGCTTCTAAAGAATATGGTACTATTAGAATGAAAAATATAACTCCTTTTGATGTAGGGGATTATAAATGTAAAATGATTGCTTATGATTATTCAGGTAACGCTTCTGATAGTACAGAATTTGAATTTAGTTTAATACCAGAAATGGTAATTAGACCTGAAAAAGACCTTACTAATAATATATATGAAACATTTAGATGGGATATTAGAAAAAGCGAAGATAGTGATGGATATTTTTATGCTTTAGGATATAGTCCTGATGGAATACAAGAATATCAATTACAATCTTTTGCTAAAGTAACTGATAGTTATTATCTTAATAATTCTAATGACCAAGAATGGACTAGTATAAAATTAGAATGGTTAAAAGAAGGAAATAAAGTAAAATTAGGATATTATAAATTATTTGTAAATGAATGGAACTATAGAAATGAAAACGGTGTGCTTAAAGAAGATGGTTCTAGATTATTATTTGAAAGTACTCCTGTAATAGTTAATAAAATAGGAAATATTTCAAATGCTATTTATAGTAAACCTATAGATAAAAAAGTAGCTGTTTTTAATAATAGAAAATCAAATGAATATTCTTTTACTAATGATTTAAATAATTTAATATTTAATACAGTTCATGATGAAGCTATAATAGATGAAAATCCTACTGGCAAAATGGAAGCTGATATTAAAGGTAAATTATATAAATTAGAATTAATACCTCCTAGTAAAAACAAAACTTATAAATGTTTATTACCTATACCTACACAAGTTGGTACTTATACTTTTGATAAGATAACTACTAAATGTAATATAACAGACCAAGAAGAAGGAGTATGGGAATTAAGATTTATAACAAGAGATGCATTTGGCAATATAAACGAGTCTGGAGGATATTATACTTATAAAATAATATTAGTTAAAAGAGAACCTAAAATAGTAAGTGTTACTCCAATAACTAATAATGCTTCTGAATATTTTTCTATTAACTCTAATGATGTTAGTTTTAATATAGATACTTTTAATTATAGTGATATAGTAGATATAAATAAGAATATAGATTATTTTAAAATAAATGATTTTAGAATAAGTTTCTTAAGTACTCCTACTAACTTACAAACTAAAATTAATAAAGTATTAGATAACAGAGGTAATTTAAAAGTAATAGATAATATTACTAATGATAATAAAACAAAACATGATATAGATGGAAGATATTTAGTTAGTTTCGTTGCAATAGATGTTCTTGGAAGAGAAAGTTATCCTGTAGAAAAAACATTTTATGTAGATACAAAGTTAGATTATGAAATTATTTTCTTAAATAATAATAAGTTCTTTAAAAATAATATAGAACTATATGCTTCTTGTAGTAACAATATTAAGAAAGTGTATTATAAATTTATAGATGAACTTTCTGAAGTTAAAAATAGATTAGCTGATAATACAGATTATAAAACTTATGTAACAAATTCTATAACTTATAATTCTCAAGTATTATATGGTTTTAAAACAGATGTTTATACATATGAAACTAATGGATATAAATATTTAGCTTATTGGATAGAAGAAGAAAGTTCTAATATAAGTGAAGTTCAATTTTATAAATTCTTAGTAGATAATAGTAGTAAGCTTATTCCTATATTTGATTATAATAATAAAGTTTATTATAAGTTAGAAGAAGGATTAGCTACTATTACTTGGAATAGTACAAGTAATGAAGTTGAAACTTTTGAAGTTAAATTAGATAAGGTCCAAAAAAATAATCTTGGAGAATATGAAGTAATAGAAAGCTATATGCCTATAGCTAATACTAATAATTTTACCGGTGTTGGTCCAGGAAATAATGCTTTTGTTAATAATGACAGAAAGAAGTATATCAACATAGAATTCAATGATACTTCTGTTATTAGAAGTGGAGTGTTTAGAGTAACAGTTAAAGGACATACTATTTATAACACTATAGAAGAAAACTATTTTATTTTCCAAATAGATTCTAATAAAACTATAGATTTATCTAATGAAATAGCTAATAATAAATTAACTCTTCAAAGTAATAAAATTTCTTGGAATTATTTATCTGACGCTAAGTCTTATCAGGTAAGTTATGATAATAAAAATTGGATTGATACTATCTTTAATTATTTTATAGCGGATGAAGATAAATTAATTAAAGACGAAAACGGAAGAACTTTTATTTATCTAAGATATATTAATAATATAGGAATAACACAAGATTCTTATAAAATAGAAGTCTTTAATAATATTAAAAGAATTAAAGCTCCTATTGTTACTACAGATAATGATGTTCTTATAAACAATAATAAAGTAACTTTTAAAATAACTATACCGGATGCTATAAACAGTAATTTTATTTATTATAGTTTTGATAAAATAAATTGGAATGTAAAACCTGTAACTGGTACTGTAGAATATATTGATTTAGATAAAACAGCTCCTATACCAGATGACACTTACGATATATTTGTTATGTTAACAGATTCTAATCCTATTAATAATAGTGATTATATAAAAAGTGAAATGGTTCATAAAAGTGTAAAATTATTTGCTTCTGAAATAGAAAAACCTGTTTTTAGAAATTTACAAAATGGAACTTTAGTTTCTTATCCTAAGAACTTATATATAGAAAACAAACATAAAGATGTTGATTATTATATATATGTAAATGGATATAAAGTAAATGAAGGTTATGAATTAATTTCTCAAAATACTAGAGAATTTAATATAGAAGTAAAAGCTAAAAAAATAGGCAGAGAAGAACTTATAGAATTAATTAAAATAGGAGATTATAAAGTTAATGTTTCTACTGGAGAAAATTATATTATAAATATAGCTAATGAAAAGATAATTTGTAATATAAATAGTACAGATAATACTTTAGAAGTTATAGATTTAAATAATTTATCAAATAATCAAGTTGTAATGTATAAATATAAAAACGAAGAAAACTGGAAGATTTTGACAGTTTCTACTAAACTTAATCTTGATGATGAATATAAATTTAAAATAATAAATTTCAAAGTTGATAATATTTATTAAGGCGTTTGAAATACAACGCCTTTTTTTGAAAGGTGTTTTAATGAGTAATATAAAAAAATATATGCAACTAAAAACTCAGGAAGAAAAAAATAATATAGAAAGACAATTACTTAGCAAAACTCTTTCTATAGAAAACTTTACTCTTGAAAATTTAATAGATTTAATAGGTGTAGCTAAAACAAATTTAAATAATGAAATTAAAGATTTTGTTAATTTAAAAAATGAAGATTATAATAATAACTTATATGTTAATGTTATAAAAGCTAAGAATCAAAAAATAGATAAATTAGTTTTAGACTATAACGAAGGTTTATTTAACAATAAAATAGAATTCAAAGATAATAAAATAATCTTTGATAACATAAAACAAATAAATAATATAAAATTAGAAATAGATAATTTTAATTATGATGTGCCTATTGATTTTGTTATTAAGATAAACTGTTATGATGGAGAAAGTTTAAAACTTAATATCATTCCTTTTAATTACGATGGATTATTTAGTGAATATTTTGATATATATAAAAATAATAGTTCCAGTTATGAAATAAATAATAAAAATAATATATATTTCTATACGTGCAGCTATAATAACCAGTTATTTAAACTAGGTAATGAAGTTTATCTTAAAGAAGAAATTGATTATAGCTTTGAAAATAATAAACTTTATTTTAATAATGATATTGTTTATAAAGAACTATTAGTAAAATATATACCATCTTATAAAAACTATGAGTTTAATATAAATAAAAAAGTAAAATCAATAGAGTTGATTCCATTAAACGATAAAAAAAATATAAATGTAAACTTTAATAAAAGGCTGGTGATTTCTTAATGTATAAGAATGATATTTTAAATTTAATAAAATCAATAAATTCTAAACAAGAAGAAATTACTTTAGCTAAAACAAAATTTAATAATTTATTATTAGAGAAAGAAAATAAGAAAACTAGAAATTATAATAGGTTTAAAGAAAGATTTGAAACAATAGATAACGAAGAAAAAAGATTAAAAAAACTTTTTGATAACAAGTTCTTTAAATTTATAAAACTATATGATTTTCTAGATGAACAAGAAATATATGAGAATAAAAACTTTGAAGTTAATACTGAAATAGGTTGTTTAAATATGAATCCTAAAACAATAATTACAGTTAATTATTCTGATAAAGTTTATTCTGTAGATAAAAGAAACATTAGTTATAAATTTAATAATAAACAAATAATTAATGCTATGGAATATTCATTTTATTCTCTTGAAACAAATTTACCTTTAGTTCCGTCTAGAATAATATTAAAATATGATAATCATATAGATAATTTTAGTGAAAGTTATTTTAGATATTTTAACAGTAATAATACAAATAACTTTGTTTCTAGTTTTATATTCGAACCTAAGATAATAAAAGAAGTTATATTTTATTTTGATGAAAACGTTAATTTTAATAATTCTTATGCTAAGTTTAAATCAATACAATATAAGAATGATAATGAATTAAAATTATTTATAGAAAATACTCATAGTTTATCTTCTTTTAATATATATAAGAAATCAAACGAACTTTTTAGAAAGTTTAATTTTAGTTTCAGTGAAGATAATGAAAAGTTTAAAGATATAAGTTTTAATAATAACGAAGGTATAATAAGTCTTGAAAACAAAGATAATTTCGTTTTAAAAATAACTGTGCCTGAAGAAAAAATAAAGCAACAAGATAAGATAGAAATTAAAACGGCTACTATAGATTTCAAATCATTAGAAATAAGTCCTGGAGTTTATAATATTCCAACTGATGATATTTCAATAGAATCTATTAAAATAACATTTCCTATAAGCTCTTCTGCAAAATTAAAAGAAAAATTTACAGAGCTTGGTTTGAGTGAAAATGATTTTTTCTCCGCCGGCGCATTTTTAACACTGAATAAAAATTATATAAAAACTATTACTGAAATATCAAAAGATGAATTAGAAAATTTAAAGCTTTATGATGATGAAAGTATATTAAAAACAAATACTAAAGCTTTTGATTTTTACTTCGATAAAGAAAATAAAATAATATATACTAGTAGTTTTTTAAGCAAATATAATTTTTATTTAACTTATCAATATAACGAAAAACAAAAAAGTATAAGTGAAGATTATTATACTCCTATGTTATTTGATTTTTCTATAAAGGGGTGATTTAAATAAGTACATATGAGGGTTTTATAAAACAGTTTGATGGAATAAAACTTTATGAAAACGAAGGTATTAAGAATGAAGAATTGTTTGGTTTAAAAGACTATTTAAAAGAAGATTATTTTAAAAATTCTCTTAAAGTAGATAAACATATTTTTGAAGAAATAAGAGAAGAACTTAAAAAAACTTTATTTAAATATAATTATATTCTAGATAGTTATAATAGATATAATAATAACCTAGAAGAAGAAATAGATATGCTTGAAAAAGAATATCTAGAATTAAATAAAGTAAGTTCACTTGGAAATCAATTCTTTTTAATGAATAGCCTAAAAGAGTTTTATAATAATATAATTACTCATCAAATAGTATATAATCAAAATTTAACTATTTTAGATAATAGCGTAATTAAAAATGAAAATTCTTTAACTGAAATACCTTTTAATATGAGAGAAGAAAATGGAAGTTTGTTTATTTATTTCAATGATGGTTCTCATAATATACAAAATATATTTCTGGAATTTTTTAATGATTTCCCTATAAGTATATTTGGTATAAGAAAAAACGATACTTTAGTAAATATAGTTTCTAATATTGATAATAAACAAAAGCTATATATAAATACTTTAAAAGAATCTTTTAAAGGAATTTTCATAACTGGTTTTAATAAAATAAGTGGTTTTTTAAAGGATTGCAAAGTATATGATTATAAAAAAAAACAAATTAGAAAAACTGGTGTTTTAATATATAGATTTTCAACAAAAGAAAAAATCAAAAAAATATTTTATTTTAGTAATAGTTCTACTGAATTATATTTATTAAACAAAGAAGAATATCAAGAATTCTTAAAGATAGTAAATAAAGATATATTACAATGGAATAAAATATTAAACATAAAAAATAAAATAAATAAAAACAAAGAATATGATAACAAACAAGGAGAATATTTCTTAGTTGAAGTTTTTGGAAAAGATGTTAATTATTCTGACAAGATTAATATATTTGGAAGTGATAAATAATGAAAATAAATTTTGATGAATTGAAAAAACAAAATTTAGATAATGAAACTTTAATAAATATTCTTGAAGCTATTTATTATGAGATAATTAATAATAACTTAACTAAAGTAAAACTAAATGAACTAGGTACTGTAGAGGCTATTAGTGTAGATGAATTTACTTTAGAATTAACTAGTAATCCTGTTAGTATAAACGACATTCTTATAATAAGTAGAAAAGAACAATTTGTAATTACTCCTGATAGTATTTATGAATTAAAAAATAAGCAATTATTTATTAAAGATAATAGATTAAAAAATAAAGATGAAGTATTTGTAACTTATAAATATTAGAAAGGATATATAATGGAAGAAATTAAAAAACAAATAATAGAAGATATAAAAAATTTCTTTGTATCTCAATATGAAATATTTTCAGAGAAATGTATATCTGAAACTAATAATAAAATAAATAGTTTAGAAACAATAATTCAATCTAAGCTAAAAAGCGAAACTAAAGAAAAATCATCTAAATTAATTAAAGAAATTCTTGATGAAAAATTACAAGAATATATAGGTAATGTAAATACATATAAACAAGAAACTTTAGATTCTTTAACTGAAAAAGTAACTACTATCAAAGATGGTTTACAAAATTATTTAGATGATAATAAAGGTTCTTTAGAATTAAAACTACAAGCTAGTTTAGACCAAATAAATAAAATAGAATCTTCTATTACTGATGAATTAAATAATTTATTAGAGTTTGCTATTAATAGTATTAACAGTGCTGAAAAAACTAGTTTATATAATTTAAATAAGTTTAAACAAAATCTTGAAAATGAATTTATAGAAACTAAAAACAAAACTCTTCTTGATTTAAGAAAAGAATCTGAAAAAGTGGTTAATCAAATCAACGAAGAAAAAGGTAATGCAATTAAAGATTTTAGACTTTTCTTAGAAACTAGTAAAGAACAATTAACTGATACAAGTAATGAAATTATAAACGAATTTAAAGCTTTTATAGAAAAAACAAAAGTTGGTATCAGTGAATATGAAAAAACAATGGAAACTAAACTAGAAGAAAAGAAAAATCTATTATTGAATTCTCTTGAGTTTGATAAGAAATCTTTGTTTGATGAAATCAAAAAGAGAAAAGATAATATAGTTGCTGAAATTCAACAAAAAAGAGAAGACGAAGTTGTTAAACTTAATAATAAAATAAGTCATGTTTTTACAGAAATAACAAACTTAATTACTGGATATGAAATAGAATTTGAAACTTTTAAAGCAAACAAAATAAATGAATATAAACAATATTGTGAAATAGTATTTACAGAATACAAAAAAGCTATGAGAAAAATCAAAGATAAAATATATGCTGAATTTAATGCTGATTTTTCTGATAAAAAAGCTAATTTACAAAATCAATTTTCTAGTCATATAACAGATATGCTAAATAGTTTTACTAATCATATAGATGGATTAGAACAAAAGAAACAATCTATATTAACATATATAGGTAATACAGAAAACGATGGTTTATGGAAGCAAATCAAAGATGATATCAACGCTCATAATACTTCTAAACTTGGTGAAATAACTAATCTTACTCAAGATAAAAAGAATGAAATAGAAGCTTTAACTGTCACTAAGAAAGGTGAAATAGAAGCATTAAGAGAAGATGTTAAAGCTAATATAGGTTTAACAGATGAAGCAACATATAAAGGAAATAATAGTGTTAGAAAAGATGCTATTGATAGTATTAATAGTACAAAAAATAGTGTCCTTAATACTATAGAAGCTAAAAGAAATGATTCTGTACAAAGTGTAGAAAACAAGAAAAATGAAATAGTTGCTGGAATACTTACTCAAGCTAGTACAGAAGTAAATAACTATATTAGAACAATAGCTCCTCAAACATATTATGCAGTAGTTCAAGCTGGTACTACTAAAGTTAAACTTCCAGATACTTGGATGTCTAGAGGTGAAATGACTGTTTATCTTGACGGTAGAGCTCTTGTTAAAAACGTACATTATTCTTATAATTTTGATACTAAAGAAATTAATTTTATAATAAATATAGATTATAAAACAGAAATATATGTAATAGAACAATTGCCTGTTTTAGAGTCTGAAAAGTTACAAGTTATTCACGATGGTCCTCCTGGACCTACTGGTCCACAAGGACCTAAAGGGCTAAACGGACCTCCTGGACCACAAGGACCTAAAGGATTAGATGGACCCCCTGGTCCACAAGGACCTCCTGGATTAGATGGACCTACCGGGCCTAGAGGCGAAAAAGGACATAGTGGAATAATAGTATCAGAAACAGAACCTAATAGAACAAATTATGATGTTTGGATTAAACCAGATGAAACGGATATAGGAATAGAAGCATATATACAAAATAAAATTGAACAAAAGATAAATGAAAGTAGTAAAATACTACACGGTTCTGGAAATCCTAAAGGTGTAGTTCAAGCTGATGTTAATACTATTTATATAGATAGAACTAAAGCTAATGGAGCTTTCATGTGGTTAAAAATAGGAAATACAAATCGTGATTGGAAAGTAATAAAAGGTGATACTGGAACTATAGAATTTACTTCAACAGTGTTAAACGGTAAGATAAGAATTAGAAGAATAGATGATTATGTTATCTTAAATTTTGGTGGACTTCAATGGGATTTATTTGAACTAAAAAGAAAAGCTGATATAAATCCTTCTGCATTTAAAAAAAGTACATATAATGATACTACATCTATACAATTAAAGTTAACTAATAGTCAAACATTTGGAGCATTTGCTTTACCTTTGGGGCTTAGAAGCGCATACCCTATATATACACCTTTATTTCACGATTCAGGAATATTAGTAGGTAGTATACTTGTAGCACCTAATTCAGACTCTAATGTGATTAGATTTAATATAGTAAGTCCAGAATATTCAGACACTGGATATGTAGATTTAAGATGTTCTAACATAATATACTATACTGATGATACTTACCCTGAAAACTTATCAGATTTAATTAGGAGGTTGACGCAATAATATGCCTAAAAATTATATATTAAATATAAAAGATACCAATGGAAATTGGGTTCCTCTACAAACTTTAGTAGGACCAAAAGGAGAGACTCCTAGTGATGAAAAATTAAAACAATTAATGCAACAATATTGGGATGAACATTTAGTTTATTTAACTATAGATGAATA